ACTTTCCGCATGACATTGGCGGCGGGATGAACTCTATGCCAATGCAAACTTATGTACACGACACGGTGGTTCCACTAGTGGGTGGTTACATGAAGTTAATCGGTTATGTGTTTGGATTCTGGTGGGGAGCCCACTAGTTAGATGTACTAGTACTACTAATAGATTTATTAAGTAGTTATACATACTTAGTATTACTAGTTATCTCTGAAACGTTTCGAACTTCGTGAGAAGTTTCGAAACCTCGTTAAGAGGAGCAGTAGGTATTACTTATCGTATTGATACTTACTTAGCGTTAGGTTTATTCTTGGTCACTATTAGTTTCTAGTAAAAAACGGAGCCTACCACATTTCGCACACTTCCGTCAAAGAAGGTTATGAGTTACGAGTTATGGGTTATGCATAATGCATAACGCGTATACCCCCACCCAGTATCCAAGTTAGCACTCAGGGCTGGGTGGGTGCTCATTCGATTCCTTAGCGGTGGGATCGGTAAAGCAATGTTGTATGTTATTAGTAGATCGGGAGCAGATGCTTTCGACAAGAGGCAAGGAGGCACACAATGGCACACGAAGTAGAGACAATGGCGTATGTCGGGAAGCGCGGTCTTCCGTGGCATGGTCTGGGTACGAGCGTTGAGGATCTACTGACCTCAGTCGAGATGCAGAAGGCTGCATCACTCGACTGGATGGTTGAGCAGAAGCCAATCAGCGTGCTCGGCTCAATCGACGCGATCCCTAACAAGGTCGCAAATGTACGCAACATCGACCAGAAGGTTCTGGGCGTTGTCGGTGCTCGCTACAAGGTGATTCAGAACGACGAGATGTTCTCGTTCGCTGACCACCTACTGGATGCGGGTGCTCAGTTTGAGACCGCAGGGTCGCTTCGCGGCGGAGAGATTGTCTTCGCAGCGATGGAGATTCCTTCGGAGCACATTGAGATCAAGGGCGATAACGGACAGACGAAGTCGTATCTCGTTCTTGCGAACGGACACAACGGACTCTTTCCTTTCCGCGCGCTCGTGACGCCAGTTCGAGTGGTGTGCATGAACACGCTGAACGCAGCACTTGGTGAAGCCAAGACTTCTTTCACGATTCGCCACACGGCGAAGGTTGACGGAAAGATTGCAGAAGCCAAGCGTGCGCTCGGTATCACCCACAAGGTGATGGACGAGTTCAGGATCGGTGCAGAGCATCTCATCCTCAAGAAGATGACGGAGAAGGAAGCGATCCTTGTGATCACTTCGGTCTTCCCTCTGAGCGAGGACGAGAAGCGCGACAAGAAGGTGTTCTCTGACCGCGCAGCGCAGACGCTGGCGATTTGGAAGAACGCTGAGAACTTGGAAGGCGTACGCGAGACGGCGTGGGGCGTGTGGAACGCAATCGGGGAATACCTCGATCACGGCGTGTCGTATCGTGGTGGCAGCCGCTCAACGGCAGCCGACGCGAAGGCATCGAGCATCGTGCTCGACACAGGGTTCGCAGCGCGAACGAAGCGAGAGGCTCTCGCGCTCGTCGGCTCGATCTAATCAACAGGGGGGAGGAGGGGCATCTCCTCCCCCCAACACACAAGGAGGTCAGATGTATAAATGGGAACGATACCAATACAAGATTGTACGAACTAATGAGGATGAGCGAATCTCGTTCAGCGTCACGAAGCCTGATCTAGCGGCAGATCTATTTACCGAGCACGCAAAGGAAATCGATAAGGAATCCTTCTGGGTCATCATCCTTGATGCTCAGAACAACGCGCTCGGTGTTGAGGAGGTCTATCGCGGCTCAGCGACAGGGACGGCAGTGCGCGTCGCCGAAGTGTTCAGGAGTGCAATCCTTATGAACGCGGTTGGCTTGGTCGTGGTTCACAACCATCCTTCTGGTTCACTGGACGCAAGCCCAGAAGACTTGAGGATCACAGAGGACTTGGTGCGTGCGTCAAGATTACTTGACATTGACTTGCTCGATCACCTTGTGGTGAACGGCAAGAACGAGTGGCTAAGCATCCGAGCGGAGAACCAAGAACTCTGGCACATGGACATCCCCGATGTGGGGGGCAGCGATCATTCTCATCAGATAGCGGCAACGCTAAAGGATGTGGCTGAAATCCTGTCATGAGCCAGAAGAAGGACATGGAGCAACTGGTCAAGAGGGCTAAACGGCAGGGCTGGCGTGTTGAGATAACGAACGGGGGACACTACAGGTTCTTCCCAACGAATGGCGACACACCAATCATTGCTGCCTACACACCCTCTGGCTCTCGAACCATTGCAAACACGAAGTCGCGTCTCAAGCGAGCGGGGTTGCAACTGGTCTGAGTTATGGGTTATGCATAGCGGGTTATGGGTTATGAGTTACGAGTTATGGGTTATGCGTTATGCATAATGCATAATACCTATTCATACCCATAACCCATCTCTGTTTTGTGCTCAAGATTAGATAACAAGCGGTGTTCTTACATTATTCCTTATCGGTGGGATCGGTCTGCGAGTATGTAAGTATTGACAAGTAAGCGGGGATGTCCCGCAAACAATAGGAGGTGGAGAAATGCCAAACTGGTGCGCGAATCAACTAGACATTACAGGCAACGAGTCAGAGATTGTCAGGCTGATCGAGGCAGTCAAGGGTGAGGACGATGGGTTCGACTTCTCCAAGATTGTCCCGATCCCAGACAGCAAGTTCTACGCAACCGACGAGAGTCAGAATGATTTCCTTTGCGGTTGCCACCCAGAGTTCGTCATCACCAAAGAAATGGTGAAGGGAGCCGAGGGACACGAGTACGAGAAGGAACACGGCTTCGAGCCACAAGAGGGCTACTGGGCTGTCGGTGGTGTTGCGGTCGTGAAGAAGAATCTCGACAACGGCACAATCGAAGTTGTAGTGGAGAAGATGTTCGGCGGATCGGAAGTCTGCCCGAAGCACGACGCTCCGAAGATTTCCTCACACCCAGACTGGTGGTACAACTGGAATGTGAAGAACTGGGGAGCCAAGTGGAACTGCTCGGAAGTGTGGCACGACCGAGTAGACAACGATCAGACAATCGAAGGTGATACCTCATACAACTTCGACACGGCGTGGTCGCCTGCCGAACCTGTGGTCGCTGCTCTCGCACAGCAGTTTCCAACGCTCTCCATTACGCATCGCTATTGCGAAGGCGGTATGGGGTTCGCAGGTCAGGTGGTCTACCTCAACGGCGAAGAGGTCTCGCGTGATGACTACGAGTTTGGCGATTCGTTGCCAGACGAGGCGTACATCGCAGAGAGCGATGGGTCGCGTGGTTATGAGCGCGACTATGACAGGGTTCCTGCGAACGCGATGGAAGCGTTCTGCGACGAGCACTTCGGCGGCATCGTAGGAGGTTGAGTTATCGGTTATGCGTTATGGGTTATGCCATAACGCATAACGCGCAATGTTGCGCAATGTCTCTGGGGAGGGTGTGGTTCTCCATCACCACGCTCTCCCCATTTCTTTATTCCTTATCGGTGGAAATGATAAGAGGGTATGCCATAGTAAGGGTGTGAGGGGCGTTCCCTCGTAGTTGGAAGGAGGCACACAAATGGCAGAGCGAGTAAACGGCAAGTGGCTCGTCGGGCGAGTCGGCGTTGATGCGGGGATGGTGATGGTCGGCGACCCTTGCTACCTCGACAAATACGGCAAGGAGTCATCCGACGGATTCGAGTGGGTCGAGTCCGAGGTTGAGACTCAGAAGACCAAGCAGAAGTACGACTACTCGTACAGCGGTGCGTGCGCCGCAACGCTCGGCGAGAACAGCGCGGGTGAGTTGGGTCGGGCAGACGCAGTAGCGGTGAGCAGCGGCTACGGCGACGGCGTGTATCCAGTTTACGCGCACTACAACCACGAGGGTCGCATTGAGCGTCTCGAAGTGGTCTTCGTCAGCGATGACGAGGAAGAGGATGTCGAAGAGGACAGCGACGACACGGAAGAGTGCGTTGAGTGCGGCGAGAAGTTCGAGTCACTCGGCGGCTCAAAGTGCGACGAGTGCGAAGAGAAGGAGGACAAATGAGCGGACAGATGGATAAGTGCTGCGACTGCGGCACGATGGTGTTCTACGACGACGAGAAGGTCGTCGGTACTTGGAACGGCGAGCCGAATACGCGGTTCGACCTGCTTGATGTTGAGCAGTACAAGGATGGAGTTCCAGAGGGCTACTCCTTGTACTGCTTGGACTGCGCTCCGTGTGAGTGCGGTCTCCATCCAGACTTTATGTCTGACAGGGCAGCATCGCAGCAGGGGTGGTGCTTTAAGGGCGACTGCGATGGCGAACTCGCATCGCACAAGACAGAAGATTGTAAGGAGGTGAGCAAGTGAGCGCATCAGTAGAAGTGAACATTACGGTCAAGGGAGTCAGCCACGAGAAGAAGGATGCGGCGGTCTCTGCCGTACACCTTGCGCTTCTCGGGACTGGACTCCCAGACGCAACATCAGATAAGAACGCAATGTTCGGTTCTGATTACACCTTCGCAGACACGAGCGAGTGGAGCGATACGCCGTTCTACTCGTTCGATGTCTACACGAAGTCGTTGTCAGTCGCGTGGGATGTTCTGTCTGATCGCTTCGGCGAGAAGATTGTTGAGGCGGTGTACGCAGCAGATCCGAACGCAGAGGCTTCGGTCTATGTGTACAACCTCGACAGGGAGCCAGACTTCGAGACGCACACGGCAGCGCAGAAGACTTTGGGTGCGGTCTAATGGGGAAGAAGTTTGAGACAAACGAGCAGGTCGTCGTAGACCGAATCAGGGCGGGAGACAAGCAGCGGGAGATTGCCGACGACCTCGGCGTCTCCCGCCAATGGGTCGCGCTCTTTGCGAAGCGCAATGGTCTGAACAGGAGCAAGGCAGGAAGACCATCGCGTTATGACAACAAGAAGATCAACGAACTTCTGAGCAAGGGTAAGACCTACGCAGAGATCGTCGACATTGTTGGTGCTCCGTCTGAGGATGCGGTGCGCGCAGCGCAGCGTTATTGGAAGCGGAAGATGAACTAGTTATCGGTTATGGATTATGCGTTATGCGTAATCCGTAATACCCGACAGGAAACCAAACCCCTGCGCTGTGGAAGATCAAGCAATCTTCTGTGGTGTGGGGGATTTCCTTAGCGGTGGGATCGCCTGAGCGATGTGGCATTATGTAGTCAGAGGGGAAGTTCCCCTTTGGAAGGAGGCGCAATGGACAATCCAATAATCCAAGTGATCCTAGCGGCGTGGTTTGCCTCGTTGCTGCTTCACACAATCTTTCCAAGCAAGTAAGGAGGTGTGTATGGGGTTCGCAATCGTTATTCGGGCAGATCGGACTCGTGCCGAACTGCTGCCGTTTGATGGTGCTTCAATGGAAGTGCTCAACGGCGCAATCAAATCGGACTACACCGACATCGTTGGGGTTGGCTCAATGCGCGGTGTGAAGTGGCTGATGGTCGCTGACTCGCTCCGCGAGTTCAAGCCAGAGATGCCAACGAACGAGTGGGCAACGCTGCTTCGGATGTTCTCTGGTGGCGGCGGCAACGATGTCAAGGGCGATGTCGTGCTTCTCTCAAACACAGATGGGCTTGCTGCTCGCGCAATGAGCGAGGATGAGGCACGCGACCTGTGGGCAATGTTCTCGGCACGAAGCGGGTCGTTTGACTCGCAACTCGTAGCCACAGCGTAAGGAGGTAGACGATGGGTCAGTATCACTCACTCTTCAATCTAGACAAGTTGGAGGTTGTGAATCCGCACGACCTCGGCTTCGGCGCGAAGCAGCGTGAGCACTCAGGACACGGCGGCGGTTCGCTTGCCGACATCCTGTATGTGCTCTGTGCCTACAAGGTGGCACGCGGCGGCGGCGACTGGGCGAACGACGACTCGGACTTCGTTGAGTCCACGAACGGAACTTTCAAGGGTCGTTGGCACGGCGACCGCGTAGCAGTCATCGGCGACTACTACGAGGAGAGCGACTTGCCAGCGGGTTGGGCTGAGGCGTTGAGCGACATCGGTGAGCCGACGAAGTTCAAGGACATCTCAGACGAGATTCGCCCCTTCGTGGACAAGTTGTTCAACGAAGATGGCAAGTACGATTACCGCAACCTGAGCCAGCAACTCGCTGACCTCACAGCGGCGAAGTAAACTACGAGGGGGGCGGCACTCGCCGCTCCCCTCGCAAGAAAGGAGAACAAGATGTACGGAGAAGAAGCAAACACTTGGTATCAGATTCACACGAACGGAGCAGTCACAACCTTCGCTCGCTTCTACGAGGGACAGAGTGAGGCGGGTTCGCCAATCTTCGTCTTTGAGAAGATGCAAGCGGACAGCGTGAACAAGTTGATTGAGGTCTTCGGCGAAGAGGAGTACGACGAACTCACAGCGGCAATCAACCGCGTGAAGATTGCACAAACTCTCGCCGAGTAGTTATTAGTCGCACTCGTAAGGGGGGTCGGGGCTTATGCCTCGGCTCCCCTTTTTTATTGGTTATGGCTTATGTGTTATTGGTTATGACTTACGCGTTATGGGTTATGACTTATGCGTTATGCATAACGCCTTATGCGCTGCGCGCGACCCAACCCAAACCAACCAGAATCAACCTTGTGCCACGCAGTTGGCACGGCTGGCTGGCACGATTCTTATCGGTGGAACGAGCGTGGGCGTGTGGCATTATCTAGGAGTCAGGGAGATTCCCTGCGTAGCAAGGAGGTTCAGATGGAGCACGAACAAGTGGTCAAAGTGATGCGCTCGGCGAAGGGTCGCTTCGTCAAGATCATCACGGAAACCGCACCAGTCAGCCCTGCTGAGATGGCGCGGCGCATCGCTAAGGCTGCGGCAAGCGTCGCACCTGACGCGAAGGCGGCGATCCCGATGGTCAAGACGCTGAGCACTCGCACCGATGAGCGCGGGTGGACAATCAGCGTTGTTCAGATTGTCGGTCAGATGGACAAGCACTACGGCGAGGATGGCTTCCACATCGGCAAGGATGGCGGGTTGTCGTTCAGCATCGTCGGTGGTGCGCCAGAGGAATACGGCTTCGCTACGGCGTGTCCGTACTCTGGCAAAGAGGGTGCGTCGTGCGAGATGCGCGGCAAGCGGCACGCGCATCGCTCGGTGAACGCAGGGCGCGTTCAGGAGATCATCATTGCGGGCGAGTCGTTCGCCTGACGCAGCGGGGAGGCGGCGCAAGCCGCCTCCCTTAGCGGTGGAAGCGTTCGGTCGGTGTGGCATTATGTAGTAGTCAGGGAGATTCCCTGACGAGTAGCGAAGGAGGTTCGTATGGGATACGCAACGGCACTCGGTATCGCGGATACGGAGTTGGACTTGGACACGAAACTTCATTGGCACTTCACGACGAACTGCTACCCGCCAGTCCCGCTGATGATGATTGCCCCTGCGAAGGCGGCAATCGCACTTGCGGAGATCGGCGAGTCAGACGAGATGGTGGAGATGCCAGAGGGAGCGGAGCATCGCAAGTATGGATCGCAAGTCCCTGCTTGGGTGGTGATTCAGTCCCTCTACTTGGCGGCGTTCGTCGGCGGCGAGCCTGACGAAGACTAGTGCGGAGGGGAGAGGCGCAAGCCTCTCCCCGATGCGGAAGGAGGAGATGATGGACTTCTGGCACTCACAGAACCGAAAGAACTGCGGCTGCGGTAAGCCAGCAGACTTCGTTGCGGATAACAACGAAGCAGGGGTCGCGTATGCGTACTGCGAATCGTGCGAGGAGAAGCGCGCTGAGAAGTTTGGTTGCGCGATGATCCTTGCCGAAGGCGCGCAATGCGAAGATGGCATCTGCGGCTGCGGCGGAACGGGAGTCTACTAGTTATCGGTTATGGGTTATGCGTTATGGGTATACGCATAACCCATAACCCTATCCCCTACCCCATTGACCAATAGCAAACTAAGCGCAAGCGGCTCGGCTGGGGGTTCGCCTTAGCGGTGGGATCGGTCTTAGGTTGTGGCATTGTGTAGAAGTAGCGGAGATGTTCCGCATAGCAAGGAGGTGCGTATGTGCCGAATCTGTGGTTCTGACGATGTCGTGGTGAGCGGCGAGGATGTCGCTCTGGTGTGCGAGGCGTGTAAGGAGGAGGCTTGGACTGCGGCAGATGCCGCGCAAGCAGATTCGTGGCGAGTAGCCGAGGAGGTGGGTCTATGAGCGGCAAGGGATTCTGGGCAAAGGTGAACGCAGCGATGAAGGAGATTGATTCATCTTCCATCGCGTTCGTTCTCGGTCATACGAAGGCGAGTCGGTGGTGCTGTACCACCTGCTCGGCAGCGCAGGGGCAGGAACTCTGGGAAGAGTACAAGGCGGATCAGAAGGCGATTGCTGACGAGTCGGGCAACGACTACGACGAGTCGTTCTACGACGATCCGATGTTCATCTTCTACCACGACCAAGATCACATTAGGGGTGCGACCGATGTCTATATCGGTTGGTCGGGTAAGGATATGCCAAGCATCGCGCAGCACTTCTTCCGCAAGCACGGACTAGAAGTAGTGTTGCCGCCAGACGAGCACACGAAGATTCTGGTGAAGGAGCCGACTCTTGTTGCTGTGTGAACACGACGAGGTGAAGTGGCTTCACTCCAAGAAGGAGCAGGGCTGCGGCGAGTGTGGCAGGGACAATGACCCCTGCTCGCTCGTCGTATGTTCTGGGTGTGGCGCAGAGATGCTCGGTGAACTAACGGACGCGCAGCAGAGGTTCTTGGAACAGACTGCGTAATAAGGGGGCGGCAGGGCTTCGGCTCTGTCGCCCTTTTTTATTACTTATCGGTTATGGCTTATGTGTTATGGATTATGGGTTATGTGTTATCCCATACCCGTTATACGGATACCCACCACCAACACAACACACCCAACTCCATCCCGCCTCTCCCAACTCCGCCCCAACCGAACGAATCCTTAGCGGTGGGATCGGTTCGGCAGTATGGCATTGTATAGGTAGAGGAGGTGCTCTGCTCACTTCCCAAGTGAGGAGGTCTTATGACCGACACACAGAAACTCACGGACATCCTAGCGGAGGCACGCCGCAGCGCGGAGCGCGCATCGTCATCGGCGCAGGACGCAGCGTCAGAGGCTTCTGATGCTCAGGACTACGCTAGTTCAGCAACGGATTCAGCGAACTCCGCTGAGTCGCACGCTGACGAAGTTCAGGAGGCTCTGGACTCAGTAGAGGAGATGGTCGCTGAGTTGGTTGCTGAGAACGAGCGACTGACCGCAATCATCGCCAAGATCCGCACCGCGTTGGAGGACAACGCAGACCAGAGCGATGTTCTGGAACTCGCAGAGTCGGCGACAGAAGTCGTCGCCTAAGCAATCGGCGAAGCGGCGGCGGGGCTTCGGCTCCGTCGCCGCCGAGCCACAAGAGGAGGCACTATGAATCGTAGAGGTGTTGAGAAGATCGTCATCCCAGAGCACTCAGTCCGTTGGACTAAGCGACCTGCCGCTGATGGTGATTGTTGTGAGAAGCATCGTCGCGAGAAGCGCGGTGATGATCGCAAGCGGCTCATCTCTGAGGCTCGCGCCGCGAAGCGGTACGAGGTTGAGTGAGTTGCTCGGTATCCTTGTTGCGCTCTATCTCGTGTGGTTGATCGGCAACAAGTAAATCAGGCGGGGTGGCTTCGGCTGCCTCGCCTTTTTTGTTATTGGTTATGGGTTATGGGTTATGTGTATACGGGTATGCGAACCCCGTTCCCCCATACCCAACCAACCAGAGAAGAAGCCGCACGCAGCGTTGAGGCTGAATCCTTAGCGGTGGGATCGGTGTCTGGGTGTGGCATATTAGAGGTAGAGGGGAAGTCCCCCTCAGAAGTTTGGAGGTCTGATGGATAGCGATAAAGTGGTCTGCGCCGCGCCGAACTGCGGCGAAGAGATTGAGGAAAACTACGCTGAGTATTCCAACATCTTAGAGGATCAGATTTGCTCGGCGTGTTGGCAGTCCGATACTGAGCACGCGTCGGCGATCACACTCTTTACGCCAATCGGCGAGGTGAGCAGAATCATCCTCGGCGATCTCGTGGCTCTTGATCCTGAGTACGGCGAGCCTGTTGACGCTTCCTCTTGGAAGCGTGAATACCGCCGCAGCGATGCTTGGCGCGGTCATTACGATACGGTTTTCGTAAAGGGCTGGACTGAGGTTGAAGAGGATCTACTGCTCTGGGGTCAGCGTACTGATGGGCAGACACTCGGCGAGCGTATCGCTGCTGAGTGTGAGGCTGGCACGCTCCCGTGTGAGGTGTCGGTCATCGCTGATCCGACCTCTAACCTCTTCGCGCAGGGCGTTAGTTTCTGGGTACGCGATGAGGATGCGATGACCTTCGCCGTGTGGGTGAAGGGCGATGCGGCATACGCGGGAGCGACCTCGCGCTAAACATAAAGGGGGGTGGGGGCTTCGGCTCCTGCTCCCCTTTTTTGTTATTGGTTATCTGTTATGTGTTATGGGTTATGTGTTATGCGTATACCCATACCCGCGCGACCATTACCAATAACCCACAACCAAACTCGCGCCGCTCCCACTCTTGCTCTGTCTGCGGCGAATCCTTAGCGGTGGGATCGGTTGGAGTGTGTGGCATATTGTATTCATCGGGAGCGGCGATACCGCTCGCACATTGAGGAGGTCGTATGCAGTACGGCAAGAATCACCCGTTGGAGCCTCACCAGATTGAGGCGGCGATTCTCGGAATCGCTAAGGCGATTGTGTACAACGATCCAGAAGGATCGTGCGACACCATCGCATCGTGCGATTCGCAGGGTTGCGTGGAGAAGCGGCTGCTCGCGGTTGAGCAGATTCGCCTCTACCTCGTAGATTCTCTAATCGCTATCGCGGCGGAAGAAGTTCGCCAACGCAACAACGCGTAGGCGGCGCATCCGCTACAACGGCGGCGGGGCTTTGGCTCCGCCGCCAACACTAGGAGGTTGTATGGAGATTACGGCAACGAGGCTCTGGCACAACGGCGCGTGGCAAATCGCGGCAGTAGTAGACGGCGCGTATCAAGCGATTACCTACTACGGCTACAACAAGCGGGAAGCGATGCAACGCTTCCGTAGCGAGATCAAGCGAAGGCGATTCGCGAAGTAAGAAGAAGGGCGGCGGGGCTTCGGCTCCGTCGCCCTTATTTGTTATTGGTTATGTGTTATGCGTTATGCGTATATGGATACGCGGTACCCATACCCCCATACCCAACTACCAACAAATCGTAGGCGGCAGATTCGCTTCGGTGGTTGCTTCCTTAGCGGTGGGATCGCTTCGGCGGTATGGCATAGTCTATTCATCGGGGGAAGTTCCCCCGAAACAAAGGAGGGCAAATGGCAGGTCTAATGTTCGTAATCCGCGCGCTAGAAGACGGCACGCATCGCATCACGAAGACGGAACACGGCGAAGGGTTGCAGGATGTCTACAACGCAATCGGTTGCAATCTCGTTGAGGTTGCATCACGGGGCAAGATTGGCGGCGTGCCTGTCGTGCTCTTGTGCGATGAGGAAGGGCTCCTCGTGCAGAATCCGCGCCGCAATATGACGGCGGCGGATGTTCGCGCGGTTGCAGAATCGGCGGCTCCTTACTACACAATCGCGGGAGATTGTGCGCTCGTTCACGATGACGAGTTGCGCGGCTTCACGGATGCGGAAATCGCCAAGATTGAGCAGGTGCTCAACGATGGCGGATTCCCGCTCTACGAAGGGCGCACGCTCTAACAACAAGGGGGAGAGTCGCGGGGCGACTCTCCCCCTTCTTTGTTTATGGCTTATGCGTTATGCCTTATGCGTTATGTGTTATGGATTACCCATTACCCATTACCCGCTATCTGCGGAATACCAGAACCAGAACCGCGCGGCGATTCGTCGCGCCCCTGACGCGTGCCGATCCTTATCGGTGGGATCGGTCGGGGCGTGTGGCATAGTCTACTCATCAGGACGGCGAGCGGTCGCTCTCCCCTGATGCAGCAAGGGGGTACAGGTGAAGAACCTCACCACTCTCACGGCGCTCATCGCTGAGCGCCTCGCGACTCTCGCCGATGATGATCGTGCGAGCCTCGCCGCAGCGATGACGCTCACCCCGATGGATGCGGTGGCGTATCTGAACCTGAACGCCGAGTCCTTCGCGATGGGGCGTATCAGTCTGGCAGATTCACAGCGCGTCTATTGGGCAATCACCCCGATGGGGTGGCGTGCCGATGAGGGCGCTCCGAGTCTAGCCGAGAAGGTCGCAATCACGACCTTTGTGGGCGCGATGCTAGACCGCAAGATTGCGGAGCATCACCGCAACCGCTTCGGGCGGTAGTCGTAGCGCGGCGGCGCGTCGCCCCTTCGGGGGCGGCGCGTCGTCGCAAGAAAGGGGATGACGATGGAAACGCTTTTCAGAATCGTGCGAGTGTTCAGTTCAGGGCGGTATCCAAGCGAAACAATCGCGGACGGGCTCACCATCGCGCAGGTGCGCGCGTGGACTAACGACCCAGAAACGAGCAGCAGAACCGCAACGGGCGCGGAAGCGGTGGAACGCACGCGTCTATGCGGCGAGTGGATGGACACCTACGAGCCACAGGACAGGTAGCGCGCTCAGGGCGCGCAACGCAAGAGGGGGCGAGTCGCGGCGGCGGCTCGCCCCTTTTTGTTTTATGGGCTACGCGTTATGTGTTATGGGTTATGGGTTATGGGTATCCGTATCCGCGTGTACCCACACCCCTAGACCCCCAGACAGCGCGCAGGGGCGGGCGTGGCGGTCGCGGTGGTCGTGGGCGTGCCGATCCTTATCGGTGGGATCGGTCGGGCGTTGTGGCATTGTATAGGAGTCGGGGAGATGCCCCGCAGTATGGAAGGAGAGCGCACTATGGCAACGGCAGAGCAGATTCACGCCGCAATCGCAGCGGCAAAGGGTCGCGTGTTCACCCTCGTGGCGAGCACGCTCCCAACGAGCGAGAAGACGCTCGCGAAGCGAGCCGCTATTGCGTGCCATCGCGCCGTGGATGGCGTGAAGTTTGACGCGCAGCAGACTCTCGCAACGCACGAGGTAGACGGCGGCACGATCTCGGTCGTGCGCGTCAGCGGTCGCCCCGATCCCGCGTGGGGCGGCGGCGATCCGATCCGCCTCTCCAAGAAGGGTACGCAGTCGCTTGGTTTCGTCGTCAGCGCGATGAACGAGTACGGCAACGCAACGGCTTGCCCTTACGCAGGGCGCGAGGGTAGCGCGTGCGAGGATCGCAAGGAGCGACACTCACACCGCGCCTACGGGCTAGACCGCATCACCTCGGTGGTGGTCGCGGGCGAGGAGTTTGTAAAGTAGTCGGGAAGGGGGGCGGCGTTGCCGCCCCCCGATCCCGCGCAGAGAGAGGAGCACAATCGTGAAGCGTAAGAATCTCGTCAGTCTTCGCACATACGCGAGCATCGCAGCGGAGCAGCAGCGGCGCAGGGATCGCGAGGCGGTCGCGTTGTTCATCTTCGTGGCGGTAGTCGTCGCGTACTTTGGCGCGCACATCGTATACGCGCTGGTTCGCTCATAGAGGGCGCGGCGTTCATCATCATCGTGGTGGTGGTGCTTGTCTGGTTGATCTCATAGCGCAGGGGGCGGCGATCCTTCGGGGTCGTCGCCCCTTCGTGTTTATGGGCTATGCGTTATGGGTTATGGGTTATGCCTTACGCATAACCTACGCGAGCGGTACCCACACCCCTATCCCGATTCTTCCGCGATTCTGGCGCGCTCTGGCGCGCTCTGGCGTGCTCCCCTTATCGGTGGGATCGGGCGCGCTCTCTGGCATTATCACTACATCAGGAAGCGGCGTAGATCGCGCCGCCCTGCTAGGCGGGCAGCGCAGTGCTAGACCGATGACGCGAGCAGGGCTCGCTAGGGATCACCCGCCGCAATAGTTTGGAGGTGCTCACGATGAAGAAGACACCGCAGCGAATCTGGGCGAAGCAGCCCCGAGTAGACCTCTCGTTCGTACCGATGAAGAATCCCGAGCCGTACCGAACCTGCGCCGTGGGAAGCGTCAGCGAGCCGCGCTGCGATTACGACGCAACCTACACGCTGGCGGGTCGCCCGTGGCTCCCCGTCTGCTCCTCGCACGCCGTAGCGATTACGACGCGCTGGGAGTCCGAGCGAGGTCAGCGATGAGCGTCATCGCAGCCTTCTTCGGAGTCTGGCTCTGGGGGGTCGCGGTCGCGTGGCTCCTTGCGCGGATTATTAGCCGCTAGGTTATGTGCGGGGGGCGTAAGGCTCCCCGCCAACCCCTCGCACGCGCCCTTCGGGGCGCGGCGCAGGTTATAGGGCGCAGGAATATTTTTTATCCAATCCGTAGGGGTTGTGTGTCAACCCCTTCTTCCCGTTGCCTTCATCCACCCCACGTAATCCTCTGGGCTATCAAAATCTTCCGTCTCATCCCCTGTTTCAATCACCCACGCTGCTGTTTTTAGTCGATCGAGCAGCATCCAACCACCACGCTGTGGAATTCCATGCTGATATGCCGTGTTCACCATGGCTTTTTCAACAAATCCGTACATCTCTCTGCTAAACCCTATGGCAAAAATCTCACGGTGAGTCTTTCCGGTGAATGCTGGGTTATCAAACCGCAACAAAAACGTCAGTGGCTTTACTGATGCGGCAATATTTTTTATTGCAGTGTCGGTAAAGTAGACGTCTCCGTACAACAGGGTGGTTCGGGAGTCGCTCCACTCTCCTTTTGAGGAGAGGATTTTCTGACGTTCCGATTTTCTGTGCTCGTGTGGGACGACGATCTCTCCATCAACCCCTACAACATAGTTTGCGTGGGGTGAGACAACGACAACGCGGTCAAATAGTTGTCGCGCTTGCCGGATGGTGCGGTCAATCAGGCGTTCGCCATCAATTTCTACAAAATGCTTTGCTACCCCACCGTAATCTGCCCACCGAGTCGCTGCTCCGCCGGCCAGAATAAACGCCGTGTGCATTAGTCGGCAAGTTTTCGGGCGATTTCCTCGGCGCGAGCGAATCCCATGATCTGGCGAGGGGCTCCGTCCACCGGAATGTAGATCATCATCGGAATGGTACGGACTTCCCACTGCTTGATGAGGTCTCGATCGACGTCCACGTTGATCTTGATGACCTCGACATGGGGGTTGAGGGCTGCAAAGCGGTCCACTTCCGGCATGGTGCGCTTGCACGGCTCGCACCAGGGCGCCCAGAACTCCAAAAGAAGGGCCTTAGAGCCACGGAGAGCGTCGATACGTGCTTGAGGGCTGTCTTGGTGCATTGGTGGCTCCTTCGGACTGCTGGAGGGGGCAAAAAGGGCCCCGGCTTGCGCCAAGGGCCCGTTTTGTGGACGTCTCCCTCCGAAATATGGATTGGTTAGAACGGGATGTCCAGATCCCCTACGGTATCAGTAGCAGTCGAGCCCTGATCAGCCTGCGAACTGCCATCTTTCTTCTGCTTTTCGACCTGCAAGAAGCGGCAAGAGATCGAAATCTCGCTGCGTGCGGTTCCCTGCTTGTCGGTCCATGAAGAGACGCTTGGAATGCCCTCAACATAGACCAAATCGCCCTTACGAACGATCTTTTCAGCGATCTCTGCCTTTGCATCCCAGCAAGAGACGCTATACCACGTCGTCTTCTGCTCTCCCGCCTCTTTCTGGTTGTCTGCAACGCTGAAGTTGGCAACGGTCTTGCCCGTCTTCGTGTTACGGAGTACTGGGTCGCTCCCGACGCGACCGAGAAGTGTCACCTTGATCATCCTAGATCTCCTTCCTGCCAGATCGACAGGTCTACATATTCGGTGTCCTGCTGTGTCTGGAGAGACCAGACTCGCGGCAAAAACCACCGATCATTTATCCCCAAACCTGACGCAACTGCGTCAAGCGTGAGTTTGAGGATGTTATCGGCGTCCATTGGCCTCTTCAGGCTGATGGAGATGTCGACAATCGTCCTCTCTTCTTTGGCGGACCAGGCACTCTCTGTTGCCTGAGCCCGCACTAACGATTCTATCAGAGTCTTCCACTCTTTGGCGATCCGAGTCTTGTAGACAATGCTCCCATGAGCGCGGTATGCCGCATTCCATGACGGCGGTCTACCGAGCAGCCGTATCCTCAACGGCTCGCGCACGAGGGCGATAGTCGGGGGCGTCCATACGGACGACTCTGCATGTTTGTTGGAGCCGAGAGATTGCTGGACCATAGCCAAGATCATCCAATTCATCAAGCGTGCGATTACTGGTAGCAATCGTAGGCTTACAGGCACTATACCTGCTCTCGATCAGCACGTACAGTTTTTCAGACGCCCAATCAGTTGCTCGTTCCTTCCCCAAGTCATCGAGGACGACCACGGATGCCTTGTCTAGGCAGTATTCGAATAATTGCGATGCCTCTCCCTCAGAGTATTTCATCTGAGAACGCAACCGCTCAAGGAAGAGTGGCACGTTAAGGAAGCGCATCTTCTGGAGTGGTGCGTTACTGGGGTCGTAGTAGATATTCTTATCCACCTCAAGCGTACGCTCGTGTAGCCAGTGTTCTGCCTTGCCACGCAGTGCTGCGACTGCTAGGTGTGTCTTTCCCGTGCCAGGCATACCGAGGAGCATGAAGCCCTGATCGGTTAGCGGTCGGGTTATCCACTCTTGTGCAGCATCAAAGCCCTTCTCAGTGCCTGCACGGACTATCCAGTTAGAAAGGGATGAGGCAGCGTGACGCTGCGGAATCCCTACTTTTTTTAAAAAATTTTCACTTAGTTCCGCCTGCGGCGGATTCGTCTCGGCAATCATGCCTCGCCTCCATTCTCAAATGTCCGTCCGCGACGGACATTTGTGTGCATGTGTTTGTTATTCGACGAAAGTGTCCCGGCTTTCGGATCGAGTGGTGGTTGGCACCGCATTGCCACGACCACGATTCTGACCAAGTTTGGTGATGTACGCAATGTAGTCACCCTTCACATCACGTAGTGCAGCCTCGCATACCGCAGACATGAGCGCTGGAATGCCCCCCGGGAATGCCTTGATGAGTCGTGCCACGCGACCATAATCTGTCTTGTCTGGAATGATGCCGAACTGCGCCGCGATAAATTCGGTCATGCGCCCCTGCGTGTTTGGGCCCTGTACCACGTACTCGAGCCACTCTTTCATTGTCCTGACTGGTACAGGAGAATCCTCGATATGGTTGAGTTCCAGCCGATCGTATCGACCCCGCGCAGCCGCTGCCTTCTTCATGCGCTCATCGCGCGCGGCATCCTGTGGGGTCTCCTGCCACTCGTCCCAATCGTGAACAACGAGGCCATCAAGCAGTCCAACCCGTCGGAATACGGCAAGCCACTTAGCGTTCTGCGTTCCAATGACCGCTTCAATGTGTTGATCGGATTCAAACACGCCATGGGTCTCAGATGCCGCGCAAAGCAAGACGACCCACGCCCATCGCGCGTTGTTATCAGGCAGTCGCCACAACTTCTTATGCTTTGGAAGATCGCTGTAGCAGCGCCACCAGACACGCGCAACGGTTTCCTTCGCGATCAGATCCTCGGGGAAGAATGGAACATTTTCGTACTCATTCATTAGCGGTCACTCCTCCGTTCAGGCAAACTTCACAGCCGCAGACAGCATAGTTGCGGCACTTCTCGCATCTCCATACTCCCATAACCATCATGGTTTCGCTAGACTCGTCGCCGCAATCTGAGCAGGGTGCGTACCCTTCTTCTTCAGGATTCACTTGGAAAGCCTCCTCCTACCTTTGACATAAAAGCAATGAGCGCCAGTGGATTGCGAAGATTAAAGAGCGCAATGGCTGGCGTCAACCCCTCGGCAACAATTCGAAAGAATCCGTCTCTATCCGTCACGCACGCAACATACTTACCTTCGTGGTGCTCAACTGAAAGTTGCATATACACCGGAAGGTACATTTTCAAGATTGACACAACACATGAAACGCAATCGCGCTCAAGTATTGGCTGGGTCGAGCCAGCAGCGTGTGAACATTCTGGTGGCTTAATGTCGTAGAACTCAGTCAACAACACTGCCATAATGCTATCTCAGCCTTGGTAGGTCTTGCAAAGTTTTCTGTGCGTTTTCTGCAAGAGTCGGTACAAGCATCTTCAATTCGCGTCGGCTATCTGGAAGTTTCTGTGGATGACTCTCCCACTTATCGCACATCGCTCGGAACTCGCACTTCTCATGAATGAAGGCTGTTGGGTTTGGGTAGACCGCGCCCTTCTCTCGGGCATCAAGGAATGAGCGGACCTGGATGTACAGGCGGTCAATCTGATCCTGGTTGCGCCGAGTAATGCGTCGATCAACGTTTGGACCTTTGGCAGACTTGCTGATGATGTTAAACGTGATCTCGGGGTCATGCCCAAAGTTTTCACGGATTGCCATAGCGTATGCCGTCGCCTGGATGTCTCCATGCTCCCTGCCAAGTTCCCATTTCCTATCAGCAGTCTTGTGCTCAACAACATCCCTGTTGGTTGTCATCATGTCGAGCGTCGCCTTCAACTGAATCGGCAACGTGCCCAATTTGCTATGGCGAATGTCCGACATCAGCGTTGCCTCAATGCCATTTTCGGTGTGCGGCAACCAGTTGTCTCCAGCGGAGATTGCGGCACTGAGCATCTCATACCCAACCGCGCTATCAATCAGCGGGTCGTGCTTGTCCTCTTTAATCCAGTCAACTTTTTCTGCCTCTTGCTGATATGTCTCGCCGTAAGCGCGGAAGGCAAACTCAGGCTTCTGCTTTTTGGTCGCGTAGTACATTGCGAGACCCGCGTGTACGGCCGTACCAAGAGCAAAAAATGGAGTCGTTCGCTCCGTCCAGAGGCCCATCTTGTACTTGTACCACCAACGAAGCGGACACGAAAGGTATTCACGCAACTCGCTTACGCTGATGTATGTGGGATTCCTCTCCACATACCCGTGTCCGCCAATGTCTGGGAAGTCGCTCATGCAACCTTCCCGACGATTGCTTCACGTCGTGCCTTGTATACGTCGGCAAGATACTTGCGCGAATCAACGCTCAAATTTGTCTTGCTGATATCGAGACCAATTTGCTGAAGTGACTCAAGCGTATTGCACTCAACAATCACAGACGACCACTCATCGCAGGCGACTTGCTCGTCTGCCATTGGCGCAGGTGCCGACTTCTTTGTCTTCGTTTCCTTGATTACGCCATCTGAATCCGTAGCGCGAGGTGAATCTTCTCGCTTCGCCTTGATCTCGTCGTCAGATGCAATGCGCTTCGATGGCAGGCCGGCCATTACAAGCGCGCGACCAACGGCCGATGTCTCGCAGTTCTCAATCTCAGAGCCACGCGTATACGGCGTTGCGCCTGGGATCTGCATCGCGCTGTGACCAATGCCTGCTGGGCGGTCATCAATAAAACCAAGTTCGTCATTTGGCCCACTGTCACCCTTTGCTCCACGGTATGCGCGAGCCTCAATAACTACGCGCTTTTCATTGTGCTCAACGATGCGCGTCTCGATGCGACCGTTGGGGTATGCGTCATACCAACCACGGATGCGCTCTGCAACATCGACGTAATCCTTAAGTGCGCTCTTATCAAACGGCATTTACTTTACCTCCCCTTCCTCAATATCAATGAACAATTCGGACTCGGGTTTGCCCAAGTACGTGCTCAATTTCTTCTTCAACGATTCAGTCATTGGGCTCTGCCCATACTGAACCTGATTAAGGTACCCATAAGAGATACCCAGGTGCTGCGCAACCCATCGTCGCTTCACTCCAGATGCTTGGATGATGTCCCAAACTTTCTGGGTAGACTTCCGCTGCAGGCTTCGCTGCCCTGCGTTGTGTGGTCCGCTTTGCTTACTCATACGCAACCTCCCCAGTATCGACAAATCCGCTTCGAGCCCAATCCATATAGGCGGCGAATGCTCCGTATACGCACCACTTGCGCAATTCTGGATCAAGAGAATAGGCTGGGTTCTCCTCCATACACTTTTGGACGGCGGAGTCTACCATCTCTCTGCCGGCTTGGATCTGCCCCTCGTCGTAAATGCCTTTCGGCCTTTCCAAGTCAAACAAAAATGCTTGCATGTAACCTGCGCCAAGAAGTTCCATCTCTTGCTCCGTACGGATTTGCTGGACTCTTGCCAGCAAATCTTCAATCTCTTCAGGCATTTCAGCCAACCTTCTTTCCCGCCCTATCAAGAACTTGATAGACGCGCTGCCTAGATACGCCAAGTTCAGCCGCAATCTCAGTCATCTTCATACCCGATGCACGCTTGGCAAGAATTGCCTCTGCGCGAACAAGGTTTCCCTGCTGCCTAGATGATTTCTTTTGGACAAGAGAACAATCCCAGCACCGGATAGTCTTCAGGGTAGACTTCTTTCCTCCGCAATCAGCACAGTTCATGGTTGTGTCCCTCATAGGCAATAAGTATGAGCCACTACGAACGTATCGTCAAGCCCGATCCTGCTTCTCTGTGGCAATCATGTTGCTATTGCGGAGTTCCGCACAGGATATATGCAGTTGGACTGCTCCTATCGTGAGCAGGGGTCCAAGGTTTTGTATGGCTGCCTGCTTATCCTGAAGCCGAACTCGGTTAGGGCAATGTGCCCACTGACAAATTGCATTAACTCGTGCTATTTGATCCTGAAACCGCACCATTTACATTCTCCTTATGATCTAAATACTCATTAAGCAGCAGTCTCCACTTTTTGGAGGACTCAGTTTTCATCCTGTGATGCCAGCCGCAAAGCAACACGCAGTTGCCCATAGTGCTTGGTCCGCGCTTGCCGAATCCACCTGAGTTTACATGATCTACCTCAAGAATGATATGAGATCCAGATCCAAACTGGCTTCCACATGCCTCCGGCATCCCTATGCCCACACCAACGCAGCCCTTATCCCGGCTTTGTAGGGCTTGGCGAAGTTCGTTGGTAACGGGGTCTTTATGCCCCACTAGGACTCATCTTCTTCAATGCGGTTTTGTTCATTAAGCCGTGCGGTCACCTCAAATTGGCGAGCAAGTTTGGCAAGTTTTAAGGAAGCGCCCTGAAGGGAGATTGTGTCTTTTGATTCTTTTGCGGCCATGCTTGCAAGGGCGTAATACATACTTAGTTGGTGCAACTCAGAAGAGGTTTGGCGAAGTATTGCCGCAACCCCCAATGGCGCTGGCGCAGCAGGAGCGGATGCCACCTCCAGTTCCTTTTTCCGTGAAAATAGTTTACTTAGCAGCACGTTTCTTTGCCTTGGGCTTTTTCTCAGTTATTTTTGCCTTTGGCTCTTTGCCATCCTTCATGACACGACAAGGGATACAAAAGCACGGCTGCTGGTGATACATTTTTTCAGCCATTCTGCTTGTCCCACTCAACAACATTGCCGTTGTTGTCTATTGGCAAAAGGTCTTCAGTGAATACCCCCGCCGCAATTGCCTCTGCAAAGCCTGCGCGCTGCTTATCGTTAATTGGAAACGGTCGCCGCCAAGTGAGGACTCCGTTAATCTCTTTGATTGCCCCAATGCGAATCATCCCAAGGAAAATGCTTTGGATGTGCTCTTTCGGGAAGGTATTGAGGTAGGAGGTGACAAGCGGGTCAACTACGTATTGTTTTGCAGGATACATAATTCAGTCCTTTTGGCTCTCTAGGATCTTGCCCGACCAGGACCTTCCTGCGTCGCCGCCCCAGAGTGCCCATGCAATCCTACCAGCAGAAGGATAACCGCTCTCTCCGGGCCCCCAACCCTCACCCTGCTTATCGACTTCATGCCGAGCAAAGTATGCATGCATTTTCACAATTCTTCCCATAGTCATTCGATTGCCAATAAGCATTCGTGCTGTTCGTTGACCGGGCCCAATGCCACCGCGACCAAACTTCTTTCGCCAAATCAAGCCACGCGCTGCTTCTGCTCTTACCTTTGCCGGAACACTAAGGGATGCAGATTTCTCAATCTCTTTTTCCGTATCGTCCGGGACCTCGGCTGGGGTCATTGTCTTCACGCCCAGTTTCCGGTATTCGGCTAAGACTGCCTCATCATTTTCAATTGCAAGCGCAACGTGGTCGCTAGAGATAAGGCCTTTCATAATGCGCTTCTTGTAGGATGGCTGCGATTCATCTGTGTCGCGCATGATTAGTTTGTCGTAGGGAACATCAAAGTTCCCAAGCATTTTGATGGTTTCCTCGCGCTTGCTTTCGGCTCGCGCGGTTAGGATGTAGATGCGAAAGTCACTGCTCTGATCGAGCAAGAAATCAATCGTTTTTTCGATTGGTCCCTCACGCGACAAAAGCGTCCCGTCTATGTCTACCGTAATGATCGGATTGTCAGAAGACTTTTCTGATGGCTGTTGGTTCGGTCCCATCTGAGGATTTTCTGGACGCATGGTTTCCGGGTCAGTCGCATCTTCTGGCGACTGCTCTCCATCTCCGCCGCCAGGCGTGGTGTCTGGGCCGCTCCCATCAGGCCCTTCGCCATCTGGTCCCTCGTCCTTACCTTCGCCAAGCACATCGTGCTCCAAATACTCAAGGTAGAGAGACATTGGCATGTAGCCCTTTGGCGACATTACCCAAATCTCGTTGCCGTATTCGCCAACACCGTCTTGACCGCGCTCCTTCAGCGCGTCGTTCAGGCGCAGCCACGGAAGACCGCCGAGTGCTGCCTTGTAGTACTCGGACATCGCAGACTGGCTACTTCGACCGAGTTCCGTGTAAGAGAATCGCAACGTGTCATCAAAACGCCACACAATCTCCCTAGTCAAGTACTCAGCAATAAGGTCAAGAAGCGGGGCAATGCCGTTGTCTGCAGTGAATGCTGCCCCAACCTCCGCAGTGCTCTTGTTGATATCAAAGGAAATGCCGATGTCTTGTGGCTGAACTCCAAACACCGCACAAATTTTCCGCGCCAGATAGATCTGCCATTCCATAAATTGCATGTCGCGGTTCGAGGCGCCAAGCGGCGTCCACTTAACACCCTTGCCGCCACCGACAATGGCAACCATGCTCTTGCCACCAATCTCCGCTTCCCAATACGTCTTGAACTGGTCTACCTGATCAGGGCGGATGCCTTCTCCAAGATCAATGATGCCCGGAGGCGCTGCCTGCATAACCGACTTTGAATTGTACGAAGCAGCAGCAAGATCCGCCTCAATTGTCTCTGCAAGCACTTCAAGCGGCGAGAGGCCCAGGGGAGAATACGTAACCGGGTTGTGAATCAGAACAATCATTTCGTCATTGCAGTACTCGGCAACAATTTTTCCAGCCTGGTCTAGTTCAAAGTACCGAGGCTTCTTCTGATCCGATCCGTCCCAGTCCTTGTCGAAGGCAATCCAACCAGCATCTTTAGGCCAAAGGTTTGCAATTTTCTTTGTCCCTGTGCCGGCGCGCGCACCGCGCGTCAACTCAACCTCAATAACGCCTTGGTCCAAAACAAGCAGGTCTTCAACAATTGGCTCAATAAATGAGCGGAAAGAATCGCCACGCGTATTTGGTCGACGGAATAGTTTTCTTAGTTCAGCAACAATTTTTGCATTTGGAACTGAATCTCCGTCGAGATCAACAATGTCCCATTTTGCACGGCTTACTTGTGAGCGGCGAAGATTGATTGCCGCGCGAAGCCACGGGTTAGTTCGCGACCAACGGCGCAACTGTTGAACACTGCGCTTCATTACGCCGCCCTGCCCCGCCGCCGCGCGAGCGTATGGAGCGGTATCCCAGTCAGGAATAATTGCTGGCTCAGCCTTTGGCGTAGTTACAACTTGGCCGCTTCTTCCCAAGATGCGGTCAAGGATGCTTGGTTGCTGATCAGCCATTATCTTGTTCCCCTTCGGTGTTGCCGCAATGCGGTCTGCCAAACGCCATTCAGCATGTCTGAATTAATCATGTCTCTAGTTTCGGCAAGGGTGCTCATTACAACCGGCTTGCCATCTTCGTATGTTACTGGACGCATGCAAGCGTACCTTGCCCACCATTTTGGCACAACGAAGAGCCCATCTGTGAATTTGCACTCCATGGTTCCTTCAATGTCGAAACCCACTGTTACTCCTCGTCTTCTAGGTCCTCGTGTAATTTGGGCTCTTCCCAATGCTCCGGGGCAAGTTCGGCGCCAGCGCTGTCCTCCCCCAGCATTTCCTCTACCTCAATGCTGTACTTCTGCCTTTGCGGCACACTCATCTTAGCCTTGTGGAGGTCAACGTAGCAAGTTTCGCAAACCATATAGCGCCTCTGCCCCTTTGCCCTAGGGACCATCGGCTCTGGGACAAGCGCATTCTCCAGATGGTTAGGTCCGGTCAAAATAGTGCAACTAGCGCACTTTGGATGTGCTGCCTTGTTTGCTATATATTCTTTAAATACTGGTTGCGCCTGCTTTTGAAGTCGGCGAAGCAAAAGGGTTAGTTCTTTCAGTTTTGCTTCGGTTTCATTAATTTGGTCGCAAAGTGGGCATATGGACATGGTGTAATATTAGCACATTGAAGATATTACGGGATGTTTAGTGTGTTTCACGTGAAACGAAGCAAATAAAGGTTTGCATATGTTTCACCCCTTGTAATATGCTTTTACAAAGATGTATGATCTTCAGGCAGACGGTTCTGCACTTGTGCAAATGTTAGATGATATAGAGATAGAAACGGCCCTTTGAGCCGTCACTCCAGCCCAAGGGGGAACCATGGACTTTAAACTCTTTACTGGAACACTTAAGGCTTATGAGACGGCAAGCGGAGATCGATACGTTTCCGGCACGACCTCTTCTACCATCCGCGACCTGCACGGCGACGAAATGTCAATGAACGCGCTAAAGAGCATGTGCGACACCGCCAAGCAGAACATGACTGTGTTCCTTAACCATAATTACAATGTGCCAGAGGATCTATTCGGCTCTGCCACAGATGCCCGCATTGTCAAGCGCCGCGACGTTGAGACCGGCGAAGAGGTCTACGACCTCGATATTGACGTGAAGGTATGCCCAGAAGACGAGAACCCACAGGCAATGCAGGCGTACCGTGCAATTAAGCGCGGCGTCAAATTGGGTCTTTCGATTGGCGCCCGGGTTGAGACTGCAGACAAGAAGCGCGACGACAAGTCGGGGCTTGACACCTACGTGATCGACAAGGTTCGCCTCCTCGAGGCAAGCGTTGTTGGCATTCCTGCAAATCAGCGCTCCTATCTTCATAACGCGGTAAAGAGCCTTCGTGGCAACGCGACAGACGGCGAGCCAGAGCACACCGTAATCCGAGACCTTACCGATGCTACAAAGGCAGTAGAGATTGAGGGGCAGCAGGCTGCCGAAAGGGCGCCACTTGTTGGTGCCCTATATGTCCTGCTTTCCGAAGCAACATCGTTCTATCACAAAGCGCATGGCGCCCACTGGAACGTTGTTGGGGAAAATTTTTCCGCGTATCACAAACTGTTTAAGAAGATTTATGAGGACGCACACGAGTCCCTAGATCCGATTGCAGAGAATCTTCGCAAGTTGAATTCACCGGCACCTGCCGAGTTGAAAGATCTTGCAGAGATGGCCAACGAGACCTCGCGCTCGGAAGGCTATGATGCGGAAGCCCTGGCGGCAGATCTTTATGCTGCTAACGAAAAGTTGATTGAGAACATTATGGTTGCCTTTAAGGCCGCCATCGATCTCAATGAGCAGGGTATTGCTAACTTCCTGGCAGAGCGTCAGGATCAGCACAAGAAGTGGTCTTGGCAGTTGCGCGCCTCTTTGGCGCCCGAGGCCGAGGACCAGAATGAAGCAGAAATGGAGAAAAGTATGACTGAAGAGATTGCCCCGCAGGCTGAAGAGGTAGCGCCAGCCGCTCCTGAAGCAGTCGAGCCGGCTGAGGCCATTGAGCCAGCAGCCGACGAGCCACAGGTTGAGGCCGTTGAGCCTGCAGCCGAAGAGTACCGAGAAGTCTCGGACGCTGATGTTGAGGAAGTGCGAGCCTCAGCAGATAGCAATCGCCGCGCCCTTGAGCGTGGCGAGCCCGTAGCGCAAGCAGTTGTGGCGCCTGTAGAGGCCCCTGCTGAGCCGGAGGCCGTTGAGCCTCCCGCAGATGCTGCGGTAATTGATGCGGTTGTCGAGGAGCCTGCCGTTGAGGCTGCTCCCGAAGGCCTGGGCGAAGAGCCCGTAATTGAGGGCGAGGAAGTTTCCGAGAAGTCTGCCGACGTGGACCTCCTGGAGATTGTTGCCCTTGCCAAGTCTGCACTTGATGCAGCCGTTGCTTCACAGCAGGAGGTGGATGCCCTGAAGATTCAGGTCACCGAACTGTCGGAAGCCAAGGCCAAGGTCGAAGGCGATTTGGAAAATGCGCACAACATCATTAACCGCTTGTCGGTTGAGGGTGTTGGCCGCAAGACTGTGTCCAAGCAAACGGATGAAGTGAAGGGCAGCGATGCCCGATGGCTTCACCCCTATATCCAGGGCGTCCTTGACGCCCAGGAGTAACGGAGAAAATCATGAGTGAGATTAACGAGAAGTTGCAGGAACTGGAGAAGGGGCTTGATGCCTTGAACTCCGGTTCCGTCGTGGGCAAGGATAACGCCCCGACAGAGCGTTCGTATAACGCTACCGATGCAGCCGTTCTTCAGCGCGAACTTCGCAAGAAGTTCTCAAAGATGAACAGCAGCGAAGTTACAGAGATGCTCGACATTCAGGCCCAGCGCGACGGTGGGAAGCAGGCTTCTTCGGACGTCCTGAATCAGTTGGCAACTGCCAACCCTAACATCGCAAAGTTGCTTGATGCCAGCGGTGGTGCTGCCCTTATTCGTCAGGACTTGGAGCCAATGCTCTACGCCCTGTTCGTTAAGAAGTTCCCTGCTTGGGAGCGAGTTCGCAAGGAGCCAGCAAACGGCCTGGTTCACGCTTACAATCGCCAGACCTCGTATGGTGATGCAGTATTCCAGACCGAGTTGGGAACCGTGACCGATGACGTTAACGTCTACAGTCGCCAGACCACCAACGTTGCAGTACTCGCCACCCGCCGTGGTATTTCGCTTAAGTCGCAGTTCGCTATCCAGGCGGGCGGCATGCCGTACAACGGCCTTGCTACCGAGTTGGCTGGCGGCGTGACCGCGATTGCGCACAAGTTGCAGAAGACCCTCTTCCAGGGAAACGCCTCGACTTCAACGTCGGCCGGCGCAACCACGGAAATTGGTGCTTTTGATGCAAACGGTTTTGACGGGCTGCGCAAGCACCTCGGCTCTGCCGCTGCTGCTGGGAACGGAATCGTAGCCAAGGGTTCATCCTCGTATACGGCTGCTATCAACGAAGCCGTTGCTGGCATCCTGAACAACGGTGGTAACCCTTCGGCTGTGTATTTGAGCCCAACGGATCATGCTGCATACACGAACGAGTTGCTCAGCATCATTCGCTACCCAGGTGGTGGTGAAGTGGGCTCGGCAGGACTCGGCATTGGTGGCGTTGCCACCCCGGCCGGCGTTCTTCCATTGCTCGCAGTTGCCGGTGATTCGATTGGCGCGTACGCGATTTCTGGGACCGACTACCGAGACATTTACGTTGTTGACGAAGATGTCTGGTCGATGCCATTCCTTGGCAACGACTCGATCACCACGCTGGAGATTCCAGTTGGTGTCGCTGGTGCGTTGACCCGCCTGTACATTCAGTTTGTAATGACGGGCCTTTCGAATAAGGCTCCTCAGTTCAACGCAAAGATCCGCGTTACGGTCTAATCCGTAATTAGGTTCTATTCAAGAAGGGCCGGGCTTAGGCCCGGCCCTTCTGGTTATTAAGGAGATTAAAATGGCAGAGAAGAAGTACATCGACGAGAATGGTAACTACCTGGACCCTATGGCAAAGGCAAGCGTCCAAGAGGCGGGGGCCGCCCTTGCGGGGCGCATCATCAAAAACACAACTGAAGAGCGCATTAGTCCGCAGTCCCTTATCCGTATGTGGATAGAGGGTGTTGGGGATGCAAGAGTCGGTATGAGCGACGGAACTTTTTATCAGTTTGTGAATGATGAATGCAACGTATGGGGCAAGCATCTTGACGAGATGCTTGGACTTGGCGCCAAGCGCATCAAGCAGGATCGTGGTCAATTTAACCGAGTTGTTGCCGAAGATAACCGGTAACAAATAGCCAGACCGTGTCCAATGCAGGGTCAGCCCTCATGGACGCGGTCTGACGTTTCCCGTAGACTTGAGGCATGATAAAACTATCAATTCCCGTTCCAGACATTGCAGCAACCATAGGCACCTACACCCATATACAGATTGGCCGGGCCGCTAGTTCTGCCGAAGCAACAACGCGTACTGGTTCATTTGTAAATCTTGGGGCAGTTGTGCCGCTTACTGCAATAGTAAGCGCCTATGACTACTACGATGACACTGCTCCGGTAAATCAATGGCACACATACCGGTTTTCTAATAGCACCGGGACCTCTGGTGGATCCTGGTCTGCTGCTTTCAGGGGGCTGGAGATTGGCTACATTACCGTTGATGAATTCCGTTCGTATGAGATGGGCCTTCTTGATGGCCCTGACGGGGCAGACATAGGGAATAGGAAAATTGAACGTTTCATCAAGGTTGCAAGCAGCCTTATTGACAACTATACCCAGCAATCGTTCCAATATCGACAAGATACAGAAAAGCACAAATGGAACATGGCAACGCGAAGAATATATCCCTACCGACGGCCAATTTCCTCGCTTGTTGCACTAGATGTTTTTGTAAGCAACCAGCAATCTGCAGCATTTAATGTATCTGATGTGTTTGTCAATAAAGACAGAAATTATTTTGAAATTACCAGCCTTGCAACTGTTACCTACTCGCTATTTCCAGTAATGATTGGCCTTGGTCTGATAGAGCCAGTTGCAGTCGTTACGTATATCAGCGGATATGAAGTTGTTCCAAACGATGTCAAGGATGCAACTGCAATTATTACAGCACATCTCCTTGCCGAAGACGCCCTTGATAAGCAGGCAATGGGGGCAATGAGCGAATTGACCGTTGGGAGCATGAGTATGAAGCGGCATAGGGCAGCGCCGGGAGTTAAGTACGATGGAATCCCTGGGCCGGCGGCAGCAATCCTTGACCAATATGTTGGGGCAAACATTCGATGAGTCTTCCTGGTTTTAATAGCGTTGTTACAATTAAACGAGTTTCTCAAACTGGGCATTCTGCCGCTGGCGATCCCGTTGTTGCCCTATCTACCGTCTGGGTTGGCAGGGGACATTATCAGCCTGAAAACAAGACTTCTGTTAATCAGTTGTACACCGATACCGGCCAAGCAGCAGAGGCAAGGTATTTGTTTTTTATCCCGTACCTGACCGGAGAAAAGGAGCCAACAATGACCGATCTTGTTGAGGCAGACGGCTATCAGTATCAAATAGATGAGATCCGACGCGAAGGACTCAAACACCATATTGTCCTGGGGGCAAAGAGGGTAGACCGGTAATGGGCAATCCGAATTTTCGCTATGGGGCAAGGGCAACATCGCTAGGTAGCCTTATTAAATTCAGGGGCGACACCACGGAGTTGCAGAAAACCTCTGAGGCGCTCAAGCGGACATCTGCGGCACTGCGAGAGATTGGCGGCAACCGGAAGGCCCTTATGCTTTATGTTGCCAGCAAGTCTAATTACATGGAAGAGTTGCGAAACGTCTGGATTGAGGCCCTGTATGGCCCGGGGGCAATGACATCCTGGTATCAAAAGACGCGCCCAGCCTTCCTTAAAGGTATTGCCGGCAAACCCGAGGCGGGCGTTCCAGTAGATACCGGGGCGCTTCAGGACTCCCTGACTACTCCAGATTCTGAGGGCGCTATCCATGACGTCTTTATCTCACGGGATGGGAAATTAACTTTTAGATACGGCGCAGCACCTGAGAGGAAGTGGAACTTTGACGACTCCCCATCGTACGTTCGTGGGGAGCGCGGAGAAGAGGTTAGCGAAGACGACGGGGACACCACATACATCGACGAGATCAACTCGTGGTACTCCGAAGGGGGGGTTGGATTCTTCGAGGTTGGCCTTGAGGCAATGGGCAGGAGCGCAAGGCTAACTAAGGCTCGGGATCAAATAGGCGCGATACTCTCTCGTGCGGCGCGGGAGTTTATTGCAGAGAGAGTTCGACGCTAGTCCTTAGGGACGTACAATTTTCCGCGCCATGCAAGGCCAGAGCCGGTCCATGAGGCAAAGTCAGGCTGCCATTCGCCAGCCGACTGCCCCCATCGCTCAATTACCGCAAACCCAGCAGCCCATCGGCTTACTTGATGCTGGGACAGGTATCCTAGTTCGGTTCTTCGACACATCATGCCCGTCGAGATTGCCGCAAGGCGACGCTCGTCAACGCCCGCAAAGCCGCCAACGGTTTTAAAGGCAAGGCCCTGTGAGTGGTCGTGGCCACCAACGACAGAAACGCCTGCAGCATCGACAATGGGCATGATGCTTGCGCCGCCGCCAGTTGTCCTTGAGTACGTGCCGTGAGTTGCAATTAGGTCTGGGGCAATCTGGTAGTAGGAGCGCAAGTTTTCTGGGCCAGAAAATGCCGTTCCTTCGTATACGGCTGGCTCTATGCCAAGCGATTCAAGGCGAAGCAGCGCAGCGAGGGAAAGAAGTTCTACGCCAGCAGCGTCGGTCATTCCGACCAGTTCTGGAGCCTTGCGCGCAAGCCACTTGCTCATTCGTGCTTCGTGGTTGCCATAGATAAAGATAATCTTTGCATTCTTTCCGGAAGCAGCCCTAATCTCCGCAAGGCGGTCGTAGCAATGCTGAAGTTCTGCTTGGATAGACATCCCAAGCCTTGGGTCTCTATCAAACGCGCTGGCAGCGGTCAGGTCAAGGATATCACCCGTCAGGACAATCTTGTCGGGCCGCTCTGCAGCAAGGAATGTTAGGAAGGCGGCAAAGACATTGCCATCCTCAAACGGAAACTGGAAGTCGCCAGCCGCAACAACTAACTCGCCACGGTTCTTTGTCGGCTCACCAATACGCTTAACGTAATCAATACGCTTAGTCTCAACCATACCAATCTTCTCAAGGTCCTGAAGTTCATCTAGTGAACTTGCCTTGGGGATTCGGTTATGTCCACCGTTCAGTTTTCTCCCGTCAGTGATGTCTGTCTCGCCTCGGCGTAGCCGATCTCGCTTTACGCGATACGAGTCAAACCCGCGCCCGGGGTACTTTTTACTAAAGTCTTCCCAATCTAACTTAAGAGAGTCTTTTCGCTCAGCCTCGGTCCAATAGCGCGTAGGCATAGATAATCCTCCGTGCGTTTTTTGACTTTGGGATTGGCGTTAAGCCTTCTTGACAGCCTTCTTAGGGGCGGGCTTTGCAGCCTTCTTTGCGACAGGCTTTACAGCCTTCTTCGCAACCTTGGGCGCAGCCTTCTTTGCCGCCTTCTTGTTCTTACCCGAAAAGATCCTGCTCAAAATTGACATTTTCACACTCCATGCTAGGTCTGGACTATTTGCCCAGTACCTGCATGATAACAGCGATACCTGCCACTATCAAGGCAAGTACAGAGCCTCCCTCTGGAAAAGCCCAACGAAGTATGGATCGCTGCTGGGACTCCTTGGCCTCTCTTCGGATCTGGTCTTCCCGCATTTCCGAAAGCGTCAAATGTATCTTGTCCATACTGTTTTCGAGGGCATCAATACGTCTAGATACGTCGCTTAGGCGAGTCGTCATTTCACCCCTCCAGTGGGCCCATTCGGTTAAATAGTCAACATCAGACATTGCCGCAGTTTGCCTTGTTTTTACATTTATGTGAAGCGTTTTACTCCCTACGGACATGTAGGGTGTGCAGGTCTGGCATTCTATGGACACATTGCGTAATATGTTTGCATGAAGGGATTGTATGAGACGTTCTTCTCGGTTCTAAGTGCTGATGGCTCGCTGCAAAGCCTGCTCAGGGGCACGTCGGTCGATAAGAAAGTCTACCCAATTCATCATGTCGGAGCCAGTAAACCTCCGGCGGTCAGGATTGCTGTCCTAAGTGGTAGCAGTGAAATCGGACGGTCTGTCGAGAGAGTTGTAGTTGATGTGCTGATTGCGTCGGCGAGCGGCACTACTGAACTCAACAGTATCTCGTTCCGGGTCGATGAACTGCTTAACCGAAAACGGCTTACCGGACCATCAAACATTGCAACGGTGCATCTATGTATCAAGTTACTTGAACGAGATGCATACGATGCGAAATCGCTAGAGTATCGGCGAATTGTCCGGTACGGCGTAATAATGCAATAAAGCAGGAGAAAGAAAATGTTGACACTTGGATCTGGTCGCGTTTACGTGGCCAATTGGTACAGTGGCGCATCGACAACGCCGAGCACGACCTACAAGGCCGTGACCAGCGCGTCGACCGAGTCACAGTTGTTTGAGATCGGCGAGATTGCTGGGGATGTTGAGTTTGACCTTAACTTCCAGGAGAAGGAGTTCTACGGTCAGTCGAACTTTGCTATCCAGAAGGCTTTCTACGGCGGAAAGTGCGAAATTCGTTGCAAGAAGGTTGAGTTGAACCTTGCGAACCTCCAGAACTTCTGGACGCGCGATAGCCTTCTTAGCCGCGATGCATTGAGTTCGTATGACCACGACGTGACGGCCAACGGCCTTCCACGCCCACTCTACGTTAAGTTCGTTCATACGCGCTCGGACGACCCGAGCAAGACGGTAACGGTACACCTTTACAAGGCGTTTAGCCCAAAGTTGACCTTCCCGTTCACGCGTGAAGACATCACCACCATGGACATTGATTTCATGGGCGTGACCGATCGCGACATTCTTGGCGCCTCGGACAAGATCCTTCTTGTCGAAGCCGCCTAATTTGCCAACGGCTTAGGCCGTTGTCAATGTTCCCCGGTGGCTTCGGCCACTGGGGAACGCACTTTCTACCTGCCCCCACCCAAAATCGTTAGATTTTGCTGTACAATCATTATGCCAACTTTGGCAGGTAGTTGATAAAGGAGACACCAATGGCAGACCTAAGCGTAGTCCGCAATAAGGGCGCGTTGACCCTTAACGATTTGGCGGACCTTGAGGAGAAGTTTAATACTCGCCTCGATTCACTAGACACAACGCGATTCACCGTGCTTCGATTCATCATGTGGCTTGTTATTCGCCGCGAAGAGCCAGGCGTAACAGAGCATGTTGTTGGCGAGCGCTACAACCTTGAGACGCTACAGAACGACGCACTCGCCGTGCTTCGACGATCCGGCTTGCTGCCGCAGGTTGAAGAGGGTGGCGCAGTAGAACCCGCTGAGGCACTCAAAGAGGGAAAAGCGCTCGGGGAGTAGCCTGGTCGGAGATTGACTGGGGTGGGATCATGGCTTCATACGCGGATGCGTATGGCTACACCCCAGAACAATTTCTTTCACTGACGCTCCCAAACCTCACGCACTTTGGCGACTATGCGCATCGACAAGCAGAAGAAATGAAAAACCCTAAGAAGGGTAATGCAGGTCGAGAAATCAAGCGCCAAGGGCAGTGGAAGAGCGATACTTCAGTAGAATCACTTATTGCTCAGTTCGGCACAAAAGAAGCAAAAACGATGGTGCTGAATGAGGCAATGGGAAAGCCGCAAGATCCCCCCAAGCAGTAGAAGGTTGTAATTTATGGTTGACGAAAACCAGATACCTGGCGGATCAGGAGAGGAAATATCACTAGATTTCTCTGCCGATACCGCACTTTCTGCCGCTGAGCAACTAGACCAACTTGCCAAGTCTCTTGACGCCGCCGTTGCGGCTTTCAGCAGGGCCACCTCAGAAGTTGCCGGCGGTTCTACGGATACGAGTGGACTTGATGCCCTTCTAAGCGCTGCTGAGCGCTTAGCAGATCCGGCGCTTGCGGCAAGAATCACAAATACTTATAAATCTATATCCCAGAACTCTGAGTTTGCGCGCTCCTCCATGATGACTGCATCAATTCCTGGCGGCCAAGAGGCAATTATCCAGAAGCAGGTGGAGGCAACAAAGAAAACAACAACTATCCTGGAAGGAGAACTCCTAAAACTTCGCGAGGCAAAGCAGGCAATTATTGATGCCGGCGGAGAAAATGTTAAAGCCTCAACAGATGCAATTGATAAAATAATTTCAGAGATTTCTTCAAATGTCCTAAAGGCAGTACAAACAACTAATGCCAAAGGCGAGGCCACACAAGCGGCTATATCAACACCGGCAGCGTTTATCAGCACAATAATTGACAGCGCGGAACTAAGGGCTGCAATAAAAACACTTGTTGAAGATGCCTCTTCGAAGACAATTTCTGAGGCCAGGAAAATTGCCGCATCAGCAGCAAGCGCTTCAGTAAGGCGGACCGTTACGCTGGGTAGGGATACGGAGTATAAAGACTTCCAGGTAGAAGCGGTTAGGGAAGTTGTTGACCCGGCAACGGGGCGCGTGGAAACAACCGGCGCCAGAGCCAAAGAGAACAAGGCCTTCAGCAGGCGTCCGGCGCGGCTGTTTGCTGATACCTATCAAGTAAGGGCAGAAGCCCAAGCGGCAAGGGACAAAGCAGCCAGAGAGCACGACGAAGAGATTCGCCGCCAGGAGGAGGAGTCTCGCGCGGCGGCCAGGGAAGAGGCAGCAGCCAGGGAAGCCGACCGAAAGAGGCAAATAGAGGAACAGAATGCAATCGCCGCTAACTACAGCAAGGGAAAGCGCGTCGACCCCACCTCTGCAGTTGGCGGCAAGGAGAAGGTGGCAGAAATTGACAAGGCCTACAAAGAAAGGCTTGCCGCTAGATCTAAGAAAATAGAGGAAATAACTGCAAGGGTTGAGGAACTAGACGCTGCGGAAAAGTCAATACTTCAGTCTATAACCGAAGAAGAAAAAGAACTCGTCCAAACATCTTCATACACAAAAGCCTCTGATGTTGCAACTAAGCAGGAATATTTTGTCTCAGAATCTACTGACCCATTCACAGATAAATCAGATCAAGAAAAGCAAAAAGAGGCGGCAAGAGAGTCGATTTCTGCAAAATTAAAGCAAGTTAGGGAACTCAGGGAGAAGCGCTTAGCGCTGATTAATAAAAGCGCAAGCGTTGCGAGCGAATCAGTTATATCGGGAATGGACACTTCTGCAATTTCAAAAACTACAGAAGAAGTTCTTAGTAACATTGTTCAACGCATTGCGGACAAGATGGTTGAAGAATTTGTTGCAGCCGCAGCAAATTCTGGCAAATCTGTAACTGAGGCGCAAGTACAAGCGTTTAGGGAAAGAATAACTTCTCCGGGCAGGGAGTTGATCAATCTACCGCCCCTAGCGCCCAATAAACCAGGGGAACCAAGAGTCAAAAGTGGCCCCAATAGAGACGAGACCGAAGGCGCAGCGCTAATTGCCGCTCGAGCCGAGTTGCTCCGCGCACAGGAGCAGTACCCCGTTCTTCGTGCCACTGTTGGCCCTGCAGATCCTGTAGTGAAGCCGCGTCGCAAGTCTTCTCGCGCTGCCGGCGGCGAAGAAGTGCAGGACGATATCCTCGCCCCAAGGTCAACCGCTCGTGGCGCAGCGTCTATTGATCGCGACTTAAAAGCGGTTGAGGCAGAACTGCAGGCAAAAGAAGATGTTGCAAAAGAAATTGATAATAGGAGAAGGGCATTTGCTGCCTATATTCGATCAATTGAGGCATCGGGGGTCGACGCGAGCACCCTATGGTCTGAGTTTGAGGCAAAGATTAAGAAGGAACAAGAAGATAAACTCAAGAGCGCAGAGTCTCAGTTTGATGTAAAGCAAAATGAAAGAAGCGGCCGTGATACATCAGCAGAGGTAAGCAGGCGCTCGAAGGCCGTATCAAGCGAGGTTGGCTTGGGCGGCATGAATCAAATGGACCTATTGATCAAAGTGCAAGATTTGATTGCCAGCAAGGGCGGAAAGAAAGGCGAAACTGAAGGCAAAACCGTTGAGGAGATTCGAGCAACAATTGCCGCAATGGACGAAGAGGAAAAGAAAATCCTTGATAAGATCAGGGCTGAAGAAAAGATACTTAAAGAGCAGTTAAAGGCACTTAAAGCAGAGAGCAAGGATTCATCATATGGAAACGCGGTCCTCAGGGCGCTTGGCGTTACCAATAGACCACTTGGCAAGCGGGGAGAAGGCGACGGTCGAGTCCCAACCTCATTCAGGGGCATGCAGCCTGGTGCGTTGTTTGGCGTAACCGGCGACACGGGAGAAGGATCTCTAAAGTCGGATGCGGAGCCATTGTCGGGAGCAAGGAATGTTCCTTCTGAACTTCTATACGGGGAGCAAATAAAAATAGCCAAGCGGAAAAGCAGCACGTCAGAAGTTCTGCTACCGGAGACGCAACGAAGAATAGCAAGCCCAACGCAGATGAAGCCTGCTGCCGAGCAGATTAAGCAGAACCTTGATCTTGTTGCTGGTCTTATGGGGGAAATCGCTGGATCCTTAATTGACAAGAAAAACGCAGATCCTAAGACGCTTATGGACCTCAGAGAAAACATCCTGATACTTATTTCATGGATGAAGTCAATCAACGAATTAAACCTTGATGATGCCAACCTTACGACAGATCAAAAGAGTAAACTTCAAGGAATAAAGGAATCATTTGCTGCGCTGTCTACAGGCGAGGCAGCGGGTGCTCTTGGTCTTGCCGTCACTGCCACTGCACCATCTGGCGTCCTTTCGTCAACAATCCCAGAGGCCAATAGGCAGACCGCCGGGGCAGGCGTTGGTCAACTGTTGCTCGGGCCGCTGATTCCGCTCTTTGCAAAAATCGAGCAAGCACTTTCTGCCTACACAGAGTTGCCAACCAGAGATCGGGCAGGAACAGGAAAGATGGAGTCTGTTGGCGACATCAAGATCACCCCAACCCTTGAAGCAAACGCCGGAGACATTGCAAGGTTGGCCTTTAGCGCACAGATGGGCGATGCGGCAGCCGCTGAGCAACTAGCGGTTCTTGTCGCTGAGCATATTGCCAAGGGGAATATTCTTGCGCCAGAGTTGGCAGGTCTGATTAAGGATGAGGCAACACGGGCAAAGGTGGTCGCGCCATTTGAGCAGACAGTTAAGACCGACAAGGTTGAGAGCCCTGGAACCTATGCAGCGGCAGGCAGCCCGCCGCAGCGGGTTACTGGAGAGCGAAAGGTTTTGGACCTTACCACTGCGGAGTCAATTACTGCATTTGTTGATGCAATTCTAAAAAATGAAGACGCACTAAAGCAACTAGCAACTCCCGGAAAGGGTCTTCCCGCTCTCGGGGTAGACCCGCAGATGATCAAAGAGGCCCAACTCGAGACTATAGAAATAAGACAAAAGAGTCTTATGTGGGCAGCAGCGGCAGAGGAAACAATTGCTGAGTTCCAGGCCGCCGCAGAGCATATTGCAAAGATGTTGGAGCAGGCAAGCGTTGATGCAAAGGCGCTTCTCAGTTCAACTAAGGCCGCAAGGAAGTCGGAAGAGAATGCCCCTGGGGTAGTTGTCCGATCGCAGGCAGAGGGAGGCCTTGCTGACAACGCAGGAGAGAGCGGCAAGAGTTTTGCGCCGTCAAGTCCCGCGAGTGCCTATGCAGAAAGAATAATGTTCCACCTGCAGAAGATGGACAACGACCCAGTTTCCGGAGAGGCTGCGGTCCTAAAGCACAGGCGGACCGAGGGAGGCGACCCTCTCCAGGGAACGCGAATCACTGAGATTAAGCCGGGGGACGAACTTACCCAGCCGGTAAGACAACTTCTAAGCGCTGTCGCAAACCTACAGGTTGAGTTCGACGGAAGGCCGGGTCAAGGGATGGACCCAAAACTTGCAGAGATTCTCAGCAGCATACCTGGGTCGATGGAGTTTATTACCAAGGCTCTAGATACTAATCGAGACAAAAGAGGAGCGGTTTCTTCACAGGAGTCTGACTTAGTTCTTGAAATACTTTCAAAACTTGGCCGAACATTCTCAGTTGCAACAGTAAATAACTCCAATGCTGGCAAGCAAGCACCGCTCATAAGCGGAAAAGAGGCAGGAAGAATCCCCTTCCAGACGCTTGTTGGCGTCCAGCATGAGGCAGGAAAACCTCTCGCCGAAGACGACATTGCGCTGACAGTTGTCCAAGAGGTCGTTCGCGGTCTAAAACTTATACCTGCTGCGGTTTCCGGAATTACTATTGCCACCCCAGAATACGCATCTAGTAACTATGCGGGATTCACAAGGGTGACTGGTGGTCTCGACGTAACTGGGACACGAGGCTATGACCCGAATACCACCGCTCGCGTGCAACCCTACACCACTCTTACGACGGCAAGAACACAAAATGCCCCACTTGGCCCAGAAGGGGGAGTTGATGTCCCTGTTCCACTAGATTACCTGGCTGGAATTACCGCTCACGAATATGGGCACGTTGCATCAGTGCGGGCTACCGGTCGCGCCGTTGCGGCCGGGCAACTTGACGATAGTCTCTTTACTGGACCAAAGGGGAAGGCCGCGCTGGCAGCGATGGGGCCAGTTGGGGAGTATGGCGGGTCTCTCTCTGAGGCAATGACCGCTGCGCGCGGCGGCACGCGAGAAACCTGGAAACCCTTTACAAAACAAGGTGGTCACGCAAGAGTTTATGGAGAGGGTGAATCCCAGACGGGTCACGCCGATAAGCCTACCGAACAGATTGCCGATATTGTCGCAATGGCCCTTGGGCACGGCGCAGACAACGACTACGTAGCAAGAGACAGGCCAGCCCAGCCAACCACCGGCCTTGCCGCTCTTCAGGATGAGGCCAGAGCAGAAGTGGAAAAAGTTCTTGCGCAAATTATATCCCCACAGAAAATTGCACAACTAACCGGCCGCGCGCGAGATCGTTCCTACATGCCGTCTGGCGATGCAGTTAAACCAGGAAGATTCTCAAAACTCCTTGAAACCGTTGCGGCAGAACAGGCAGCGCCAGAGGCCCCCGCGCCACCAGAGACCCCTGCGCCGCCAGCACTTCCGTATGCCGAGCCAACCAGGGAAGAGTACGACGCGCAAAATGCGGCAGACCTAAAGGCAAGGAAGGAGCGCGCTGCTGCAGCACGAAAGGCGCGCGCTGATGCAAAGAAGGCTGCGGCTGCGGCACCTGCTGGCGCGGACTTACTTTCTGGCCTTGTTACCCCGCGAGAGGCCGAGGTTAAAGCGGCAGAAGAACTGGGCGTTAGCACCGAAGAACTTGCAACACTCAGCATTGCCCAGACCGAGAACCTCATTAGGCAAAAGCAAGCACAGGATATGGCCGCACGCGCCAAGGCCGATGAAGAGAAGTTGAAGACTGCTGGTAGCAGGGCAAAGGCTGCAGGGGCCGCTGGCAAGGCCGCCATGCCGGGCCTTGAGACCCCAATGGAGGCAATGGTTAAGGAAGCCGCTGCCGTTGGGCTAAGCCCAGACGAAGCGGTTCGCGTTGGGCCAGAAGTTATCGCAAAGAAGCAGAAGCAGGCAACCGAAGACAAGATTGCAGCACTCAACGCAGCAGACGCTGAGCGTGCCGCCAAAGTCGCCCGAGAGCAGCAGGCTCGCGTAGATGCTGCTCGCGCAAAAGAGGAAGCAGAACAGAAGATTAGGGATGAGCGAACTGCCGCAGCCGCTGAGGCCGCTGCTAAGGCAAAAGAGGAACTTGCAAAAGCCGAGATTGCTGCCGCAGAAGCCGCAAAGCCAAAGGTTGAAGCAGGAGTTGTTGCTGCTCCGGGCGTAAGCACCAAGCCCGCTACCGCAGCCGCTACGAAGCCAGGAGAAAGTCTCAGCATCCCCGCCCCAGTTGGAGCAGATGTCGATTGGGTAAAGTTGCTAGAGGAAGCAATTAAGGGTGGGTTCTCTCGGGTTATTTCTCTTGGAGCAGAGAATAGAGTCAAGGTTGTTGACCAAATGGGCCCGGACGGAAACTACGTTGGCGGTAGACAACTTGATCAAGGAATGGAGCCTAAGGGCAAAGGAAAAAACTGGAATCTTGATATTAACGATGCCAGTAAAGACGGGAAACTGGAAGAGGCCTGGATTGAATTTGTTCGCCAGAATGGCCAATGGCTCATTAAGGCGCTTCAGGCTGGTGAGGAACTTTACCTTGGCGCTTGGGCAACTGGCGAGGGTGCAAGCAGGGCAATCGCAATGGATATCACGACAAGGACTCCCCTTGAAGACCAGGCCGGTGCGCAGGCCGTGGGCCGACGAAGAAGTCAAGACAGTATCTATCGAGCCGGGGTACCAGCAGGCCAAGAGTACGAACCAATCAAGTACCCAGAAGGTCAAGCGCCAACCGCAATGTCCACAAGAATGGTTTTGGATGCCAAGGGAAAATGGGTAGAAGCGGTTGCGGAAGCCGCTGTTGATCAGGTTCAAGATAACGCACAAGATAATGTAGAAGAGGCAAAACTTTCCGAGGCTCGACAGTCATTAATCGATGCAATTACTGCCAAGAGGGATCGACTTGCGGCTGAGGCTGCGGGTGGTTCTGGCGCTGTTGGTGGCGGTGGTGGAGGGATGCCACCAGCGCCCCCAGTTCCTCCAGCGGGCGGCGGTGAAGATCCAAATCAAGTTGATGCGATTGTAAATCAAGCAATAGCAAAACTTGGAACTGGCACAAACATGCCAATGCTCAATGAACTTATGGCAAAACTGGTTGCGCAAATTGAACAGATTGTGCAGAGCAGAACTGAACACGCCGCAGCATCTGGCGTAGCCATTGACCCGACCGCATTGCGAAACACATTACTGTCATCAAATGTTGGCGGATTGAATGATCTATTTAAATTCCTTACTAATTTGCAAAACGTGGCATCAAGCGTTAAGTCGCAGTCGCAACTTCCTACGGTTGATGTTGGCGATAAGAAAATGCAAACCGGCGCTGCTGCCGTAGCATTTGCTTCTGCAACGTGGCTTCCAGAGGGACTCACAAGAACGCAATTGGTGAAAATTGCAGAAGAGTTTGATCAACTTGGCACCGAAGTTTCACTTCTTATCCAAATGGCAAGGGACGGAAAACTAAAGATTCAGCAAGAGGTCCAATCTGCCGCAGCAACACCGCCTGGTGGAGCAAAGCCGCCAACGGGTGGAGGCTCAGGTGGCGGATCAGACGGAGCCAAGCCAGTTGGCCCATGGGGGGACAGCGGCCTATCGTCAGCCCCAGGGTTGGCAATCATTGAGCAATCAGCAGTTCGGCTCAGAAACCTATCAAACATCTACCGTGAACTAAACCCACAAGTTGCGCATCTAAAGGGATACACCGACCAACTATCAACATCGCTCCAGTCGCAGCAAAAAGAAACTCAGATGCTGACCCAGACCATGGGTCAGTACATGAACATGAATACGGGTATCGTCAATACTATCAAGAGCGCAGTTGGGCGTGCTGCCGGTTTCTTGGTGCTGCAGCAAATTGGCCGCGAGATCGGTGGCGTATTTGAGCACCTGCAGGGAGGTATCCTCAACTTCAACCAAGTCCTTGAGAACACGCAGGTAGGCTTTAACACGCTGTTTGCAAACTCAATGGTGGACCACGCCTCCTCAACGAACGCGCTTGTTGCACAACTTAATGCTGCTGGCACACAGATTGGGTTTATGCGGGAGCAGACGCTCTCTTACAAGGACGCAATTTCACTGACCGCTGGCGCTGCGGACAGGATGGTTGCGGAGATTAGAAATATTGCCAACATCACTCCATTCCGCTTCCAGCCACTTGTTGAGGCATCGCTGAAAATGAAGGCGTTCGGATTCGAAACTTCAAGAATCCCAGGAATGATCAACGCCATTTCCAACGCGGTTGCAGCGCTTGGTGGTAACGACGAGAAGATTGACCGAATTGCTTATGCCCTTGGGCAAATGAACTCTGCTGGACGCGTATACCAGAACGACATGATGCAGTTGGCAAATGCCGGTATTGCTGGTTATCGAATGCTTTCTGAGAAGTTGCTGATGGACCTAACGGCCATGAAGAAATATTCAATGGGCCAACTAAAGGATTTGCCAGAAGAAACTATTGCAGAGTTCAAGAGGATGCAAAAAGAGATTGGCAGCGCATCGTTCATTAAGTCGTTCGGAACATCCGATGCAATGATAGCAACGCTGCAAGATCCAAAACGCGCAGAGGGCTTGATTCGAGCACTTGCAAAGCGTGGATTCCTCCTCGGCTCAACGGCAGCACAGGCAATTACCGAGGGAATGGATAGGCAGTACCAGGGATCTGCGGACCGCCTCTCAAAGACAATGACGGGAGCGCTGTCGACAATCCAAGACTTGTCACAGAACTTCATGGCAACGGCATTTGAGCCATTGTACAAATCTATCAGGGATACGATTGTGCAAATTGGCCAGTTCATGCTCACCTCAAACGAAATTACCGTATTTGTTGATCAGGTTCGCGACAAGATGCAAACGTTTATTAATAGTCTAAAGGGCTTTGGTCCAAGCCTGCAACGGGCCGGAGAAGTATTCATCAATATCTTTGTGGGCGGATTTGGCGCAATCATGGACCAGGGAACAGCCTTTGGTGGCGCAATGAGTGGCATTATTGAAAAACTTGGCGCAGGGTTTGCGCTTGTTGGCGACATTTTAACAAATAAAGTTGGACGAGGCCTAGCGACCGCTGCAATCTTTGGGACCGCGCTTGCAAAGGCAATTCAGTCAAACCCAATGATTGCAACTCTCACGTTGCTGTTCACTGCAATCTCTGGAATTGCATCAATTCTTAATGACAAGTCAAATATGCTTGGGCAAACCCTCAGGGGATGGCTGGGAATGTTTGCTGGAGCCATTGAGTCGCTTATTGGCGTGATTGGTGAAGCAATGACGACAATTACAAAGGCCATCGGCGACGGTGCTGTGACTGGCTTTATTTCCGGCTTATCTGCTGCCCTTGCAGTTGCCGCGCCACTGCTGACAACACTACTTGTTATGTTCACGGGCCTTTTAAAGGTTATTACCCCAATCGCCGGACCACTTGGGGTAATAATTGGATTGTTTATTGCCTTTAAGACTGCTCAGATGGCGTTCAATCTTGTCACCGTGACTCTTGCAAAGCCAATAGCCGCAATAACCTCTGCGTGGAGCAGCGCAAGCGGGGCAATGGATAACTACGCAGCAAAACTCCAGCACACAGCCTTGATGCATAGGGAACTAGAAGGGCGAAAGATTGCGGCGCAAGATTATGTGATGGGATCTGATGGCAAGCCACTTATGCGACCTGATGCAAGTGGCAAACAGGTACCGGTTCTCAACTACGACCGCAATACGGAAAGAATATCTTCCAAGGGATATCCAGTTGATCCAAATGGTCTTTCGTCACCAGCGGAACAGGCGGCAGCCGCAGAGAGAAATGCCGCTGCCGCGCAAAAAGCCGTAAGGGCCAAGAACGATGCCTCGGATCGTGCGTCTTCCTTGTTCCGCCCGGACTTTGGCAGCCAGGGCATGGTTCTTCAGCATCAGGATCACACAATGGAAGGCCACGTATCTCCAGTCTTTAACAATGCCGGCCTAGAGGGACTGTTCCGCGAAATGGGCAAAGGTGGCCAGCATGAGGCAATGGGCAGGGAACTTTCCAAGCAGGGACTTATTAGAATTCCTGGAATAAACGAAAAGGGTGAGGACGAAGCGGGCGTCAATGCATTTGCTACGGCCTACGGCACAAACCTTGACACATTAATGAAAATTCAAAAAGAGATGGCATGGGCGCTAACAAAGGCATTTGAAGACGTTCAAAAAATGAGCGCAGAATATCTTGCTGCAATTGAGAGTGGCGATACGGAGGCGGCAAATGCAGTGCTCTCCAGGATCAAAGCAAGCAAGGCTGGCCAAACCGTACTTCCAATGATTGCAAGGGCAAAGGGCGCCCCTGGTTCCGAGGCAGAAAATTTCTCTGCAGCAAATATGTCTACGGCAGATGTTGCCGCTATTGCCGGAGACTTTGAACGCCAGAGCGCCCTTACGGCAAATCAGAGAGCAAACGTTCGCGACCTTCCGCAAGAGTCCGTCAAGATGCTTGTTCGTCAGTCGGCTACCGCCGTAGCGAATGGGCAAGTCGACTGGACCCCAGACGAGCAAAAGCAGAAAGATGCCGCCATCGCCGCCGCCCAGGCGAGGAGGGGCCTTGTTGGGGGGAGCGTTGGCGTACTGAAGGAGATGGCATCAAGGCTGCAGCAGACCACTGATTCCATTAGCAAGAAGTGGACTGGTTTCCTTTCAACCCTTAGGTCCGGCGACGGCCCAATCGGAAAGACCACCAGTTGGCTGGCAAAACTCTTTACGACCGTAAGGACTGGTGGCGGCAAGTCCAACCTGCAGGAAATTGTTCAAAATAAGCAGGGTGGATACAACTTTAAGAATCAGGACGGAAGCATTGGCGGAGAGGTTTCCCAGGATGAGATTTCAGCCAGAACAACAATGAAGTGGCTAAACCCTGATGGAAAAATTGGAAAAGTCATGGGCAAACTTAACAGTTTTGCTGGGGCAGCAACAACCATTGCCGCCCTTGGCGGCGCAGCAAACCGAGCATCAGGCAATGCAAACCCATTCGCCAGCGTTGTTGGCGGATTCCTTGGTGCAGGTGTTGAGCAAACCCTTAGCCAGAAAGCCGGAACATTCCAAGCGATGGGTCACGCAATTGGTTCTGCAACAATTGGCATGGCCGTCAGTGCCCTTATTCCAATTCCTGGAGTTGGCGCATTTATTGGCGAACTTGTTGGCGGAACTATTGGCGAAATGATTGGAAATATTGCCGATACGGCAATTCGAGGATCTGAGGCCGCAGTTCAAAAAAAGAAACAACTTGTTGCTGGGTATCAAGGCCTTGGCCTTGATCAGAAAGCGGCAGAAGATGCCGCAAACTACGACCTCAAAGTTCAAACTGCGATGGGGGAACTTAAGGGTTCGTTTGATGGACTACCAATGCTTGTTAACGACTACTTGGGGAACCTCTCAATGTCCGTGAGCGGATCAATGGATCCACAAAAACTAAATGCATCAAAAGCATTTGATACATTTATGCAGCAAGATCAAAGAATGGCAAAATACGATGAAAATAGAAACAACAAAGTAGATGTTGGGGAACTTACAACGGCGCTTAACGATTTTAATACAAAGGCAATGGAAAAGGCTGGAGTTGGCTCTGCAAATCAAGCAACGTTATTTAAGAGGCTTGCTGACGGATCATTCATGAACAAAGAACCTATTTCTGAAAAAGATAGAGCGAATTCTCTCGCGGCAGGATATGTAGATGTTGCCTCAAAAAGAAGCATTCTAGACATAAGCGATTCTGAATTTGCGGCAAAATCTCAATCCCAAAGAGTCATTGATATGATTAATACCGCAAGCGTTGACATGGGCTACTTCTTGAAGAATTTTGGTAACGCTGCCGGCGATGGCGCGGCACCAAACGCGGCAGCAATACAGGATTTTAAGGGTACGCAGATTGAGGCGTTTGGAACAAATAGTAAGTATGAGCAAATGCTTAATGGTATTGGCATCTCTGCTGACGAGGCAAACAAAGATAAGGCCTATATGTCTTATGCGCAGAGCGGAAAGTCTATGGCAGATATCCTTATGACAATTGAAGAAAAAAACAAACAAGGGTCTGAACTTAGCCCCGTTGAGCGGAAGTTGTTGCAGCACTCTAAAGAACTTGCATCAGAGTCAATCATCTCCTTCTTTGACGAGATGGGCGTTGTCTCCGAGCAATTCCGTAGCGGTATGAGCCGCGCGATGATCGCCGACCTTGGCTCAACCGAGGGCAAGGTTATGACAGAGGTGAACGGCCAGCAAGTAGTTAGCAAGGATGCATCAGGTAAGGACAAATACAAGGAAGGCTACATGGCTACCAGTGATATCTTTGGTTTCCACAAGGGTAAGGGCATCGGTGGGGACTTTGGATTTGCTGATATATACGAAACAGAACTTAAGAAAATGGGCCGCATTGACCCAATTGACGCAATGATTGAAGCCGGAGTAATCAAGAGCGAAATGGACTTGCAAGGCAAAACGGTTAAGGAAGTTCAAGACTTGTTTAAGGCTGCAGCCAGTGTCTTTGAAGCATTTAGAAAGCGCGCAGAGGAGTTAAACCCCAAGGTCGACCTCAAAGCAAGCCGACTTGACTTGATGAATGAGTTTGGCAGGGAACTTGGCTACAAACTATTTGATCAATTTGCCTCAGCCCGAGCAAAACTTGCAAAAGATGAAAAGTCGTATAAGAAAATGGGTGGCGAAGAGGAGCAATTTAGGCTGCAGGCACTTAAGGATGCAGGATTTACATCGCTTCCAACAGTTGGGAGGGTAACTAACCGAGATCAGGTTGGCGGTCGAGATGCGGGCACGATGGCCGGCGCTGGGGGCGTAGACACATTTAATTTCATGACACAAGACGAAATAGTAAAACTAGAAAAGATGACAACGCTAGAAAAGCAGATAGCAGACGAGCGATACAAGAAGTTCAAGGTCACAATGACCACAAGCAAATTAGACTCCGCAGATGCCGCAACTCAGAACGAAGGGAAAAAGGCTGCCGGAGAATTTGCGAGGTTTGAACAGGACCGCCATGAAGAGTTGAAAAAGATCAATGCAACACTTGCAGCAGGCGGCCAACTCAGCAGGGCGCAGCGAACCACGCTCGAAGAAGAGAAGCGTTTGCGAGATAAAATATTTGAAACTTCAGACAAGGAAGTTGACCTTGGGCAATCTCTTGCAATTCTTGAAAAGGAAGGCATTAGCATTAGCAATAAAGACCTTTTGAACAATCAGGTCTTGTTGCAGATGATTGCCAAGAAGTCAGAACTGCAAAAGCAGGCAAATGCACTTGGGCAGACGGCAGTTTTCTGGGCCCAGAAGGAAGCGCTTGCAAAAGAACTGGCAACGCGCCTTGCCGCAAAGCAAGCCAACATTATGTTGGACACAATGGAAATCCAGACTAAGACTTCAGCGCTTCAGGCAAAGATGATTGCGGGAACGATAACCGACGCGGAAGAACAGCGACTAACAGACGTTATGGACGCTTTCAAGAAAGAGCATCCAGAGTATCAAATAAAATACACTACAACTGGGGTTCAAGTTGTTGACAAGGAACTTCTTAACATTCAAGCCGCCTACGATAAATTGCAATTGGAAATTGATAAAAATCCATTTAAATTCTCTGACGCGGAACTTAAGACAATCAAGGACCTTATGGCAAAGGCGAGCGGCGCACTTATTAGTGGTACCGATTCTACTGCTGCAAATGCAGCCCTCCAGAGAAGCACCGCCCTACTGCAGAACATGGCGAACATGGCACAGAAGGCGTATCAGCGCGTTCGGGATGCGCAGCAAAAAACCCACGATGAATACATTAAGCAACTTGATGATCAAAAAAAGGCGATCGATGAACGATACAAGAAGCGCTCTGATGAGAATGCAGAGAAGAACCTTATTGAGCAGATGCAACTTGCCGGCCTGGCAATGCGCTCGGATTCAGCAGATCCAATTGAAGCAGCCAAGTCTTTCAGTGACGCAAAGGCTGCGCTTGCAGAGTTCTATATCCAGAAGCAAAAAGACGATGAAATCAAGGCAATTCAAGATGAGCAGGATCGCTATAACAAGCAGTTTGAGGAAAACACCAAGGCGCAAGAAGCGGTATATAACGCAGCACTTACAAGGCTTCAGACGCGATTTGATGCAGTTGGAAAGAGCATTGCAGACGAAAAACTATCCGGTGGAAACCTTGATGACTTGCTAAGACTAACAATGAGCGGGGCGGTTCCGCAAATGTCTGGATCTGTTGAATCAAACAGTTTCATTCAAGATTACATTAAGCAAGCAAAAGAATTCAATGGAACTGGAAACCAAACTCTTGCACTTGGTGATAAAGTCGGCAATCTTACGTATGGGCAATTCTCCGCTAAAGATGAAAATGGAGCAACTTACACTCCAGAGAAATCCCTGACGGATGGCATGCGGGAACTTACTGGTGCAATCGGAAACTTCTCTGTGTTCAAGGGCGATACTGTAGAAAGTGGTCTTCTTGCAACATTCATGAATCAGAAAATGGCCGCAGACTTAAAACTTACTGACGATAAAAAGGTGCTAACTGGCGCCGCCTCAATCAAATCTTACCTTGAATCAATTATGCCAAAGGCTGGCGATCAAAGCAGCCTTTACACCGTATATAAAAAAGGTACTGCAGATTATGAAAATGGCCGAGAGAAGGCAGCGCTATACGACTATGTTGCCGCACTTATGGATACAACAAATACTTTTAGCGGCGCACAGAAATTGGCAATCTTGGCGCAGCGAACACTTGAGCAAGGTTTGGATGACTTCCAAAAGGCTACAAACGTAGACATTAATGCCGCCAACCTTCTTCAGACCAGCATCCCAGATCAGATGCTCGAAACGTTTATTAAGGGCCTAGGCTCTCCCGCTACGCAGGAGAAAGTTGATGCCCTAAAGAAACTCCTTAAGGATACGTATAGCGAAGTTCTTACCGTTCAAGATTTGGCCGACTACGAAAAGTTTGCAAACAGCACAGACTCAAGAATCGGAAATCTTACAACCACAATGAATAGTCTTGACGATGTCCTGAACCACCTTAATAATATTGTTGGGGACACAACAAAATTCACCAGCCTGGACAAGATTCTCTTTGGTGATTCGTACAACCCAGCCTCACCACTGACTGGGTTTGATGCTGCCACCGAACAGATTGATACCGTCACAGCCAGCATCACCTCGATGCAGCAAGCCTTTGAGGGGACAATGTCCAGCCTTGAGGACTTTGCTAATGCCCTTACCGGCCCACTTGGTTCATTCCACCAGTTGGCCCTTGACGTTGCTGACATCAGTAAACTTGCTGCTGGAATTTCCACGGGAAATGTCTCCCCAGTAACGAACACGTTGTCGTATAATGTCCCAGTCAGCATTACCATCAACGGCGATGCCGCAACCGACACGGCAAAGATTGCCGCAGTCGTAGAAGAAGCGGTCACAAGGGCAGTAAGAAATGCTGGCGGGTCGTACATCACGGCACCAATTGGACCGTCGGCAAGTTAGGGGTAAGGAATGGCCGTAAAAGTTCTCATTCAATTTAGACCTGGATATCCGCAGACTTCTTCGGCTATCCCGCCCGACACTGTCTGGGTAGATATAACGGACCGAATTGACTTTACTTCTCTCCAGTGGGACCAGCAGGCCACGGACAAAAATACATCTTTGCGCTTTGACGTATTCACCCTGCTACCCCTCTCTTCAACACGGTATGACCAGTACGCTTCCTATTCGGCCGGGTCTGCTCCTGGCGATCCCGCCGTCGATATTGATCATCGAGTAGATGAGGCAATACACGACACAACGTTCTTTATTGATATAACTAACAGGACCGAGATTAAGTTAATCGATGGGGAAAGTGTCCTATTTGGCGGTGTTGTAAGTAACGTTGACACCGAAAGGACTGGCGCTTCACACATTATCCAACGAGTTGAGGCTCTTGACTACACAGCGCTATTGGATGAAATTGTCATTCGAGATTACAACGCACCCAACGCATCTGACGCCCTTGGCGAACTCGCAACGTCAACTGGACTTACCAGTCAGGTAATCACCGGTGGGTCTGCGCTTATTGCCGGACCATACACATTCAGGGTGATAGGGGCAACTGAGGGTGGGGATATTGTCAAAATCTTTACACACATTACGCAATATATATCTCCAAGCGATGTTAGCCCAGCAGACATCACAGTCACACCGCTTCGAACGATTGAGTTGAATTGGGAGCCCGTCCCTGGGGCTGATGAATTTATCATCTATGCAAAGCAAGGGATTGGAACAGCAAACCTTTACCGCCAAGGATCTACTGCTTCGACTACCTATACCTATCAACTGTCTACTACCCCTGTTACAAATACCGCAACAAGCCCTGAAAATCTAATTCAAAAAGGAAGCATTGACGTTGATATTATTTCAGGATCTGCCGACCCGGAAAATACAAACTATCTTGGTATCTTTTCCGCAATTGATCCCGACCTAAATCCGGGAATCAATAACGTTGATTACGTTAAACCTTCAAAGGTTTTATACGACGGATCTCCGGACCCAGATAAATCATATCGGTTTAGCCCGACGCTCGAGACGGGCCTGATTCTTCGAAGTGGCTTTGGCGGAAAGACTATCAAGCAAGCGCTTAAAACAATCACAGACAAGACCGGTGCAATCTTCTGGGTTGACGCCAACAAAAACCTTCACTACGCCAATAAAAAAGCACAGGAACTTGTTCAAAACCCAAGGTTTGATTCTTCTTCGTCAAACTGGACGCTTGGGGTTAATCACACTATTTATCCTAATGGCGGTCCTTTTGGCCACGGAAACATTCTTCTTGCTTCCGAGTCTTCCTCAACAAACGAAACACAATCAGAGCCAATTCCAATTACGTCTAACACCGTCTACATGGCAAGGGCAAGGGGTTGGGCAGATGGATCATTTGAAGACAACTGGGATTGCGAAATTCAATACTACAGCGATGAGCCTGCTGAAACGTTTGCGGGTTCTCCTTCTAAACTTTATCGAACCGTTGCTTTTGACGGAGACGACGGTGAACGATGGAGTAAGACATGGGCAATTGCCAAGTCTGGCGTTAGCGCGGTATCCGCACGTCTGATAGCCAAGCGAAAGGCTGGCGCTACGGCACAATGCGCCTGGACAGACTTCTCCCTTATCGAGGTAACGGGCGAATTTGGGTTCTCCGATAGGCCGTCTGACGTGGCCTACGCCCTTCCGCTCAAGGGCTTTGAAACCCCAAAGGCACCACGAGAGGCTTCCGGAGTTGCCAACAGGCTTCTTGTATATGGTGTTTATAAGGACCCTACCAATACAAATGAACTAGAGGCCGTTGAGTACAACGCTGGGCTTTACCTTACAAAGGCACAGGGAGGCTCCCTGGCCGCGAATACGTACTGGGTGCGCGTAGTTGCAAATACTCCAGATGGAAAGGTGTTTGTTCGATACGCAATGGAAACGATAACCGATGCTGATGTTGCTGCGCCAACGCCAGTAAGGACATTGAGCGCCAACTGGGCATCTGTCCCAAGCGCAACTTCTTATGACATCTACGTCGGCTCAGGACGAATGTCCATGAGACTTAAGCAGGCGGCACACAACTCAACTTCTTACACCGTATCTTCCGTTCCTGGAAATGGCGCGCAAATCTCAGGTGAACCAGATGTGTATTACTACAAGGTCTACGACTTTGCTCCAGGCCTGTGGGAGAGCGGCGGCAAGGTTATTGAGGCAACGTTGAACGATCAACTTGTTGACTCCGAGGAAAAGGCGCAGACACGAGCCTTGTCGTTCTGGGAAGAGAAGGGCATTGCAATGCGTACGTGGGAGTTTGATCACCTTGAAGAGGCGCCACGCGTAGGAACAGTTATCCCATTTATTTGGGAGGCAGACGATGTTGCTGAGCCACTCATTGTTAAGGGAGTTAAGGGCAAATTCCTTGGCGATAGAATTTATTGGACAACAACGCTTGGTAGCGACCCATCGCTAATTAAGAAGGGCGTAACGCAAATCTTTTCGGACCTTAAACAGGCAACTTTGCGACTTAATGACACGATTCCGCCACAGCGCCCGCAGTCACTTTCCGTTGCCGCGCCGTCAGGATCGCTTATCCAGACACCGGACGGAGTATCTAGGGCAACAGTAGTTGCAGACTGGACACCAAGCCCAGAAGATGACTTCTCACATTACGTTGTGCAGTACGGATACGATTCAAACTTTGCTAATACTCAGTCAATCAATGTTAACCAAACGACAAACGTTCAATCTCGGTCAACTGGGGAAAAGGCAAAGGTAACCCATTCATTCCAGGCCGAACCAGGAAAGCGCTTGTACTACCGAGTAGCGGCAAAGGATAGGACGGGTAACCAGTCGGACTTTACTGACTCTGTCATCGATCTCCCTGCCGACACGACCGCTCCAGATGCCCCTACGAACGTCCAGGTGACCGCAAGCCTCAAGTCCATGGCAATTACCTGGGCATTTGGATTCTATGACCCGTCTCTGCCAACCGTCAATACAAACAACACGGACTTCAGCAGATTTAAGATTTACCGGAAAGAATACAACGCTGGGACAAACCCAAATGAGCCCTGGGTAAAGATTGCCGAAACTTCAGCAAACGTTTATATCGATACTAACTTTACTAACTACACAAACCAGTACCAGTACAAAGTGTCCACGGTTGACAGAACCGGCAATGAAAGCACCGCAACCCAGGAGACAAGCCCATCGTGGCGATCGCCTAACAAGATTACTGGGACGGTTGACATTGAGGACGCCACAATTACCAGCGCACAGATTGATTCGCTGACGGCAGACCTCATTACCGCAGGCACACTTAACATCTCGACCGGTATGTCTGTTGTATCCGACGGAACCGCAACACTACCGCAGTTTGAGGTAGATAAGGATGGCGTAACAATTCGAGACGACGAGGGTAATGTTGTTCTTCAAGTTAACGGTAATACATCAACGCTCGATGCTGACTTCATTGACGTAAGCAACCTTGCTGCTACGGAGATCACTGTTGGCTCAGGTGAGGGTGTTGTGCGGGTTGGCAATAACGTCAGTCCGGAGTTCCATGGCATTTGGGCTGGCTCATCAGATCCAACGACTGCCGAATTCACTGTGAATACTTCGGGGGTAATGACTGCAACAAGCGCATCTATCACAGGTACGGTAACGGCTAATAGCGGAGCAATTGGCGGCTGGGCTATTGACTCCAATAAGATCTACCAGGCCCTTGCTATATCCCCAAACATTTCCGGGATTTATACCGGCTCAAGTGCAAGCAATGGCCTTACATTCTTTGCTGGCGCGGCCACGAGCACTGGGACATCTGCTGCCTTTACAGTGACAAATGCTGGTGCGGTTACAGCGACAAACGCAAACATCACCGGAACGGTTTCAACAAACAACATTACGGCAACAGGTGGAATTGTAGGTGGATGGACGCTCTCCTCAACGTCGCTTACCTCAGGAACTGGAGCAAGTACTGTTGGCATTGCAACAAGTGGTGGGTACGCCTTTTATGCCGGCGACAGCACTCCGGCTTCTGCGGAATTCCGCGTAACCCCAGGTGGCGCACTTACTGCCACGGACGCCACAATCACCGGATCGGTAACGGCAACTTCTGGGGCTATTGGCGGATGGTCAATTGGCGCGACAACTATTTCCTCTAGCAGTGGCAACGTCGTACTAAACAATAACGGAGTCATTACTGCTGGAGCCGCAAGCCCGAATCAAGCACATATGAGCGGGAACGGTTTTTGGGCTGGTGCCGGCGCTGCAGACTACTCTACGGCCCCATTTAGAGTCTCTACCACGGGCGGAGTCACGGCTAAAAACATTAGTGTTATTGGCGGGACAGTCAGCGTTGGAGATGCTCCAGTTGCAATCTCCTACCTATCCAGAAACGCCTCTGGTGTCGTTACGATTAAAACCTCTGCTGCGGTTAACGCAACCGTTAATCAAAGCGTCACAATTGATGTAACCAGTTCTCCTTGGGCAACAAACGCAGATTTTAATGGAACATTTACCATTCTATCAATTACGGCATCTTCTCCTTATACATTGACCTATCAAGGCGCTACTTCCAGCGCTGTTACAGAAATAGCCGCAACTGGTTTTGTCTATACTGGCGCAAAAATCAGTGGAGAGTCTGCAAGCGGAACATGGTTTACGGTTGATAGCGGTTTTGCACTTAAAAATCCTGCTAACGTTTCTCAAAACATTATTACTGCAACGGCATCTGACGTAACAATTAACGCTGATTTTATCAAGGCCGGAACAGTCACTCTTGGAAACCTTGGAAGCAATGCTATCTCTAGCACAAACTTTTCTGTTAGCAATACCGGAACGATTACCGCAAAAGACGGAACCATCGGCGGATGGACACTTGGAACTTCTAGCATTACCAATCTTGGATCAAGCAAATATGTCGGCCTTCTTGATGCCGCCACAGACACTGATGTTGCAATTTTTGCTGGTGCTACAAACGCTGCCGGATCTGGCGCTGTATTTACGGTAAAGAATGACGGGACCGTCTCCGCCACAAGCGGAACTATTGGCGGATGGACTCTTGGCTCATCAAGTCTTACTGCAGGAACTGGCTCCACATCGGTAGGTGTTTCAACTGGGACAACTGCGTTTTATGCAGGAAATGCAACTCCTGGATCAGCACCGTTTAGGGTAACTAATGCTGGCGTCCTTACCGCAACTGGCGTAGACATTACGGGAACGATTACTGCCAACAGTGGTTCTTTTACCGGAACAATCTCAACTTCAAACATTACTGCTACCGGTGGAACAGTTGGTGGATGGACGCTTGCATCTAGTGGTTCGACAAGGTTCTATGCTGGAACGAGCAGCGCATATACTGGGCTAGTTGCAAGTTCCACATCAACAAGCATTGCAATTTTTGCTGGAGCAGATGATTCATCTGGCTTAAATGCTGATTTCTTTGTCCGCAATGACGGAAGTATTTCGGCAACCAGCGGCGCTGTTGGCGGCTGGACACTTTCATCTACTTCGCTTACCGCAGGATCTCTAGGGACAACTGTCGGGATAGATTCTGGTGGAACAAACCCGGCATTCTATGCAGGAAGCGCAACGCCCGGATCTGCGCCATTTAGGGTTACCAAGGATGGTGTTCTTAATGCAACTGGGGCGACAATCAGCGGTGCAATTACCGCAACCTCTGGTTCATTTACTGGAGACATCACCACGAACAATATTTCAGCAACGGCGGGAACTGTTGGCGGATGGACGCTAACCTCCAGCGGCTCTACTCGGCTGTACGCAGGAACTGGAACAGCCTTTACTGGCCTTATTGCCAATTCTGCGTCATCTAGCGCTGTTACTATTTTTGCTGGAGCAACAGATAACGCCGGAACAAGCCCACTGTTTTCTGTGACCAATGCCGGATACCTGACGGCATCGTCTGGTCTTATTGGTGGCTTTACGCTTAACTCAACATCGCTGACCGCAGGATCCTCGACAACAGCAGTAGGGCTTGCCCCAGGAACATATCCGTTCTTTGCGGGAAATAGCACCGCGTCATCCGCACCATTCCGCGTCAGCAGCGCAGGCGCAGTTACCGCCTCCAACATTACCGCTACAGGCGGGTATATTGGCGGCTGGCTCCTTGGGGCAACGTCGCTTACCGCAGGTTCATCCAGCACAACCGTCGGAATAGACTCTGGCGGCACAAACCCAGCATTCTATGCAGGCAGCGCAACGCCCGGATCGGCTCCATTTCGGGTAACGCAAGCGGGCGTTCTTAATGCGACGGGGGCAACAATAACTGGAGACATCACTACAAACAATATTTCAGCAACCGCAGGAACCATTGGCGGATGGACCCTAACGTCGAGCGGATCTACACGACTATATTCCGGAACTAGTAGCGCCTACACTGGCCTCATTGCAAGTTCATCATCTGGCGCCGTTACGATTTTTGCCGGAGCATCAGATAACGCTGGAACTAGCCCATTATTTTCGGTAACCAACTCCGGATCTCTTAATGCCTCAGACGTGACCCTATCCAACAGTGGCATTTCGTCAGTTGGAGCCTCAACTGTTGGTGCAATTAATCTAAAACCCGTTGCCGTAAATGGAACAAATGTTGCCGGATCAGTAATTACATTGTGGTCCAACCCAAACGCATCCACTTCTGCAACGCTTCACTATACGGAATACACCATTTCTGCAATTTCTGGATCAACAAGCATAGGCGCAACTAAAACCGTTACTACAACAACAAATCATGATTTTGGCGTAGGGCAATATGTATCAATTACCGGGGTTTCATGTACGGCGCCAAACTATTGGGGGAAAATTGATTCGCAAACAGAGGCAGTTAGGGTGGTTACCGTTCCTAGCGCCACAACATTTACCTTTACTTCTCCGTATGCGCTTGGAACAGCAATATTGTCCTCACCAAAAGTACAAGGCTACAAAACTTTGACAATCGTCGCTCCTGGTGGGCTATTTGTTGCGGACCAAGTTGGCTCAACGCTAAGTCCAGGGATGATGGGTGTTGGATCTATTGCACTAGGTAAAACATTTGAAAATGTTGGTGGAGACACCACTACTCTTGGAGTTGATGGTCTTCCAAAGCCTGCGGATGGAGAAATTGTCTGGGTCACCGGAACAAGCCCAACCTATACTGGCGGAGCGAATATTTATTCCTCAGATGGCGCCACAAATTTAAATACAAGCGGAGACTTTGTAATAGGCGGAAACCTTACTGTTAACGGATCTTATGGGCTTGTTGCAAACGACATCCCAACTTTGACTCTTGGTACGGATACCGCTGGCAACTACGTTGCTGGACTTACGGCTGGCACTGGTGTCACCATCAGCGGAACCGCTGGCGAGGGTTGGAGTCCAACGGTTGCAATTGGACAATCCGTTTCAACCGCTGCTACGCCAACCTTTGCGGGAATCACAACAACGGGGAACAGCAGCATCGGAAACGGAACGACGGATCAGATCAAGTTCGTCAACTTGCTGCAAACTTCCACGATCACCAACTCCTATTCCGCAATCCGCCTTTACAACTCAGTCGCAACCGTACCGTGGCGTGCGTTCGTAGACTCATCATCGGAACGATTTAAGACCAACATCGTCTATGAGGACTCAAGCGATGCAATCCTTGACCTCAGGAGCGTTTCGTACCACGACAAATTAGAGTTTGAGGAAAAAGGCGATGAGGCTCCGCGCCAGCGCGGATTCCTTGCCGAGGAGGTTGCGGCAAACTCTGACGGTGAAACGTTTGTGGTTTTCAACCTGGAGGGGCAGGCAGATGCTATCCAGTACGATAGGCTTGTCGTGCCGCTACATTCGGCAATGCGTAAGTTGCGGGACAGGATTAACGAACTTGAGGCTCGTCTGGCGGCACTAGAAAACGCCTAGCCTTCAAGTTTGGGCAACAGGGTAGGTCGGTAAAGCGTTGATTTCCACTCCTTTGCGGGCTATGCTTTGATCGGGCAAAGCCCAGAAAGGCAAAGGAATGAAGTACCGTGTCAAGAGCCAGTTAGACCATATGGAAAAGGGCGGCATCCTAGACGACTGCGGTCCATCATCCGTCGCTGCCATGGTTTCCTGGGCTTCTGGGTATGAGAAAGATTTCTCTGCTGGAGATGGAATTGAGTGGAAGAAGAAAGTCACGGGGCAGAAAGACATTGACGGCAAGTCCGACAATGGATCTTCGCTTGCGCAACTTATTCAAGTAGCAAATGCAATGGGCGCAAAGGCACGCTGGGCAAAGTCCTGGGACGATGTTGTTGCAAGCGCCAAGGAAGGCGCGGCAATCGGCGTATGGGTACAGCAGCCAATTGGATACCCAGAGGGCGTAGAGATTAGCGAGTGGCACCGCAAGTGGGCAAAGTGGTGGGGGAAGGGCGGCGGCGGCTATAAGCAGAGCCCAAAGCATATTGATGAGGGCTATGGCCATATGACTTCTGCCGGCTGGGACCCGGAAGAGGGCTGGCAGTGGGCTTGCCCAACGCGATCCGGCAAGGGCAAGGAGCAGTTTGCTGTCAAAGTCACCGAAGAGCAGTTGCTAAAGATTGCCGACTCAAAACGCGTCAGCGGCTCAAACAAAGCACCAGCCTTTAAGCACACAATGATTGTGCATTGGCCGGGCCGAAAGGTTTCGCAGTCTGCTCCGGTTGCTCCGGTATCCGTACCGGCGCCAGTGGCGCAGCAGTCAGTCGTAGCAAAAAAGCCGGTGGTCGCTGCGGCGCCAGCGCCTAAAAGTGCGGATAAAAAGATGGCGCTTGGTGACTCCGCCAAGTCAAAGGGCAAGCCGCCAGAGGCTATTGATCCAGCAGTCCAGGCACAAATTGATGCACTTGGAAAAGTTGACTGGGGCAAGGTTGGCAAGGAAAGCCTTGCTCTTGCCGGAAAGGCCGCTGATGCGGCAGGAAAGGAGAAAACTGCGATGGGTAAGGTAGTTGCATTTGTAAAGTATGTTCTTGCAAACAGCCAGATTGACGAGATGGCGCTTGATGCGGTACGTACATTTATAACCGTCAGCCTCTCAGTTGCACTTGGTCTTGGTATTCCGATTTTGGACATCAGCGGGGGAGACTTCCGCACCGTTCTTTCGGCTGGCCTTGCAAGCGCACTGCAGGTTGTTGTTAAGGCACTTGATCCAAATAACTCTTCGTACGGCGTACAGAAGAAGTAGTATAATAATAGCGTGAAAAACGCTGATCGCCCCAACATAGAATTGGTCTGGGTCCCAACGGACTCGATCAAACTACACCCGGAAAATCCCCGGGATGGAGATGTTGGGGCGATTATTACTTCAATAGGGCAAAATGGTTGGTATGGCGCACTTGTTGTGCAAAAGTCTTCTGGGCATGTGCTGGTTGGGAACCATCGGCTGAAGGCAATTAATCAACTTGGCTGGGCGCAAGTCCCAGTTATCTATCTTGATGTCGACGACAGGCGGGCAAGAAACATCATGCTTGCGGACAACAAGGTCTCAGACGGAGCCTCCTACCACGAGGATATTCTTGCTGAACTCCTTGCAGCGGCGGCCGCTGACGGAGACTTACTTGCGACTGGTTATGATGATGATGACCTTAGTAAACTAATGGCTCCCGAGTTTCCGGAAGATTTAATGGAGGATAAGCCTGAGAAGACATGCCCAAACTGCGGGCATGTGCTTACTGCAAAGGCTCAACCTCGTCCTCGTAGAGCAGGCCGATAGCGTCTGCGCTTGGCGGGATAAACCCGACCGGTACATCAACCCACCTGATGCGCATCTCAGAAGACTCCTGGCTCTTATCCATGGTGGAGATAATAAATTGAGCGGCAACTTTTAATGCCTCTTCAGGAGTCCCTGCCATATCTTGCAGTTGCCCGTCGCAAGAAACGTGCCACTCTGCGTGTGTGCTTTGAGGCTTAAACTTGATAACAACCTCCGTCATGCTCTTCATGAGTTAAAAGCCGTCGTCTTCGCTGTCTAGTTCAGCCTTGGAGTAGTCGCGAAGTGAAAGCGGCGATACAGGACGCAATGGGCATGTTTTGTCCCAACACGTTGGGTTCTTATCATCGTTTGCGCACGCCCGGCACATCTTTTCTACAGACGCCCGATACACATCGATGGCGCGCATGTAGTCAATATTCTTCTTCTCGCCATTAAGTGCAGTGTTCAGCATATCAATGTCGCGTTGCTGTATGACCGTTCTTCCATAATATCGGTCACGAAGAAAATTAAATGATGCCTTAACGCCAATGCTGGTTGCAATTCGGCAGAATGCATCTATGCCTAACCCGTATTCTTTTGCGTTTTTCTCCAGCAGTTCTCGGTACTGTGCGTATACTTTGGGGTCTTTTGTCATTGGCTCGTTAGAGTTTCGTACCAATTGACGACTAGTCATTATTCAGCCTTTTCCGAGTTTCCCTTTGCCTTTTTGGCACCTGCTGTTGATTCAATTGCATTGTTAACTGAGTTCTGCTCTAGGCTAGAAATAATTGCAGTCAGGCGATCAATTTCCTGCCTAAGCGCATCAATTTCCATTGTTTGGGCACCGATCTTTTTAAACAGATCTTCAACAGTCATCCTGCAAACCTCGTCGCTGAAGTGAAGTAAAAGCCGACTCCACCAACATCTGCGGCATAGACCAGCGCGTCGACCATGTCGTCGTGCTCGCTATTAGGGAATCCTAGCATCTCTGCCTCTAAAGTGCTAATACCAGGCCCGCCTCGAAGGTGAAAAACTTTACCCGCTTCATACCGGGCGGCAAGGGCTCTCGCGCGGACCACCTTGTCTCGGTCTGGTCTGATTGGTCGTGCCGGTAGCCTTGTTTCCGATAGCATTTCCCTCACAAAGGTGCTCTGGTGCTGGACTGCCTCAATGTTCACTGCCTCAAAGTTTCTTGGGCTTTCCATCTCAACATCCTGCTGCCCCTTTAGCCCAACAAACCGTGCCGGCCATAGCATTCTTGGCCCGGTTGAACCGTCTACAATCATGCCCTCTTTGTCTACACCAGTGAGCCATTGCCGGTGTCCCTGAACTAAACGTTCGCGGTATGCTCCAACAACGTAAAGGTTGTGATCGGAATCCTCAACCACCTCGACTGCGGATGTGTAGTCCGACCTTTCGCTTGCCGACGATGCAAGGTCAACGCCAATGCGCCTTGCCCCAGCAGGAATCTTGTCAACGTACTGCAAGAAGTCATACCGGAAAATGTTGCCACCCATTTGCGTAACGTCGTTTTGGTACTGGAGCGAGAAGATTGGGCCACCAAGTTCTTCTTTTTTTTGCAACAGTGCTTTTTCGGTGTACATCTCTGGCCATAGCGGACCGGCATCTTCAAGAGATTTACGCTGATATGTTGGAACGCCTTTTCTCGTCAACTCTGCATAAAAGTCATCTTCATGCCAACGTGTGCCAATGTACCAACGCTTAGAACCGGGAACAAGCATCGGGTCAACAACTTGCCAGTACGTTTCGCTAGACTTTTGCCGCTGCAAAGCAGTCGCGTTTTCCTTAATGCCAACCATGTCGTCCGCCAGAAGCACGTCAAGGCGGGCGCCCGGCTTAATGGAACCTACACCGTCTGCAAAACATGTTGCGTCTTTACCTAGGTTTGTTCCCTTAATAGTCCAGACCTCGTCTGTCCACTTTGTGCCGATAACGCCATTGGCGGCCCAGTCAAATATTTCGGCGAACCGAGGATGCTCAACAAGGGCCCGGACGGCACGAGAACGCGCAAGCGCGTCAGATAGAACGGCAGTAAGGATTCCTACGCGAATTTGCCCCTTATGAACACCGATAAGCCTTGCCGCACGATGAAGCAACTGGGTTGTTTTAGCATGGCCACGGGGCATTAGCACAAGCCCTCTGTCGTTGTCGTTAAGGAAGTTTTCCATCTCCCTGAGGTGCTTTGGGAAGACAAGGTTGCTTACATACTCGGCAAATGCTGCGTCAGACGTTTGAGCCTTCCGCCTTAACCAATCCCGGTACTCCTGATTGTCCATCCTCTTCCCCCTCTCCCTGCTTCTCTATTGTCTCAGCCCACGCACGCAGTCGCGCTGCAATCTCTCCGGATGGCAAATGATCAATCTCATGCTCAGTCTGCTCCACCTTGATGGCACCGCCGTTTGGACCGCTAATCTCCGCCTTCTCTGGCATGTAGGCGCCGGTAAGTTTGGCAATGCGGTCAACAACTTCAAGTTGCAACTTGAGCGCAGCAACAGCAGCAGATGTGCCCCTTGCCTTGGCAGCCTCTATGGCAGCCTGTTGGGATATGGAGTTGGCCTTGGCAATCAACTCAAGCCGAGTCCCACTTACATCAACGCCATTCTCTGCCCATTCTTGGCGAATAACGGTCAAGTGCCGACGAACTGTGTCTTCGGCAAGATCTACCTGCTTCGCAATCGCGCTGGGGTGCAAGCCGGCAAGGAGTAGGGATCGAATCCTATCTCGCACCGCCTGAGCCTGCCCTTGCGGCAATCTACCTGGTCTACCCATGATTCTCCTTAAATGACGTGTCGCCAGGATATTATACACGATGCAGGCAATCACAATGTTGTGCGATAAGTTAATGGGCCTTAGAATCAGCCTATGGCCATAATTATTTACGACATCTCTACGGAGCAAGGCAGCACGCTCTCCCGTGTTGTCACATATACGAATGCCGAGGGAAACCCGGTAAATTTGACAGGCTACACTGCCCGGATGCAGGTGCGCCCGCGTGCGACTTCTGGCCTTGCCTACCTCTCGCTAACGAGCCCGACTGGCGGGCTAACCCTGGGCGCAAGCACTGGCACCATCACTATATTGGTTGACGGAGCCATTACTTCAGAAATTCCATCCGGGAACTACGTGTACGACCTTGAAGTTGTTAACGGGGAGTACGTTGACAAGGTCATGGGCGGAAATTTTTTCCTTAGCGCCGAGGTGACTCGATGAGCCCGTTGTCAATTGTTGATGAGGGCGGAACAATTTCCGTCGTTCGCTCAACAAATACCGCACAAGTCCGACCATTTAATACCGCCGCTACGCCAGCACCGGCTGTCGTTAACGTTGGATCATCGTTTCAGTACTACGTATTCAATCAAAATAGCCCATCAACGACCTGGACAATCACCCACAACCTTGGCCGGAGGCCAAGTGTCACCGTTGTTGACTCTGCAGGTACAGTAGTGGTTGGCGAAGTGACATATACCAGCGATAATGTCCTAACAATCCAGTTTTCCGCTGGGTTTAGCGGCCAAGCATATTTGAATTAGGAGACCCCCATGGCAGTCAAGTTCCTTGCTAATGTAGACCTTCAGAAAAATGAGTTGCTTAATGCCGCCATTCAGAACTTGGCGACAGACCCAGCAAGCCCGGTACAGGGCCAGATTTACTACAATACGGTTGCTGATGCAATCAAGGTTTGGGACGGCGCGGCCTGGCAGACCCTTGCAACTGGCGGCGGAACGGTTACCTCGGTAACTGGCTCGGGCGCAATTTCTTCGTCCGGCGGCAACACTCCAAACATCACCATTGCGGATGCCACAACAAGCGTCAAGGGCGCCGTAATGCTAAGCGATTCCACCAGCACGACTAGCAGCATCCTTGCTGCTACGCCTACTGCTGTAAAGGCCGCCTACGACCTAGCCGCTGGCAAGGCAAGCACTGCTAACAAGTTGAGCGACTTTGCGGCAACGACCTCCCTTGAACTGAAGGGAACCATCTCTGACGAAACCGGCTCTGGCGCTTTGGTATTTGCCACCAGCCCAACGTTGGTTACGCCAGTTCTTGGCACGCCGTCAAGCGCAACGCTCACCAATGCAACTGGCTTGCCAATTAGCACTGGTGTTTCTGGCCTTGGAACTGGCGTTGCCACGTTCCTTGCCACGCCGTCTTCGGCAAACCTTATCTCTGCCATTACCGACGAGACCGGAACTGGCGCACTGGTATTTGCTAATACCCCAACGCTTGTTACGCCAACAATTGGCGTTGCCACTGCAACATCCGTCAACAAGGTAGCCATTACGGCTCCTGCAACAAGCGCAACTCTTACGCTTGCTGACGGCAGCACGCTTGCAACCTCCGGTGCATATGGCGTTACGCTTACCGCAACCGGCACAACTGCGCTTACGCTTCCAACTTCAGGAACACTTGCCACGCAGGCATATGTTGACGGCGTTGCCACCGGCCTTGATGTTAAGGCTTCGGTCCGAGCGGCAACCACCGCAAACATTACCCTGAGCGGAACGCAAACAATTGACGGTGTTGCCGTCATTGCTGGTAACCGAGTCCTCGTAAAGAATCAGTCCACCGCTGCGCAGAACGGCATTTACGTTGCCGCTGCTGGTGCATGGAGCCGTGCAACAGATGCAGACACCGATGCAGAAGTAACTTCTGGTTTGTTCACCTTTGTTGAAGAGGGTACCGCAAACGCAGACAGCGGCTGGGTTGTGCAAACAGAGAATCCAATTACGGTTGGAACAACTTCCCTTGCCTTTGTGCAGTTCTCTGGCGCTGGCCAGATCACTGCGGGAGAAGCCCTTACAAAGACCGGCAACACGCTTGATGTTGCTGTTGATGGCTCAACAATTGAAGTTAGCGCCGATGCGTTGCGCGTCAAGGATTCCGGTATCACTGCCGCCAAACTTGCCACAAGCGCTGTTGACCTTGCTGGAACAAAGATCACTGGAACGTTGGGCCTTACCAACGGTGGTACTGGTGGAACTAGCGCATCAACCGCACGCACCTCGCTTGGCCTTGCGATTGGCTCAGACGTTCAGGCATACAACTCAACCCTGGCCGCAGTGGCTGGCGGAACGTATGCCGGCGACAATGACATTGTCACTGTCGGCACAATCTCTGCTGGTACGTGGCAGGGTACGGCAATTGCCTCGACCTACGGCGGAGCGCTTCGTTACAACACGAGCGCAACCTGGACCGCAGGCGAATCAAAGACCATTACCCACAGCCTTGGCACCAAGGCTGTACAGGTTGCCATTTATGACTCGTCAGATGTGCAGGTCTTTGCGGACGTCACAACCGCAACCACCAACACGTTGACTGTTGTTATCAGCCTTGCAGGAACTTACCGAGTCGTGGTTAACGGGTAAGAAGCAATAGGGTACTTATGAAAGGGGTTGGGCTTGCGCCCAGCCCCTTTTTATACCCATCGGGCCGCGCTGCTGTTGCGTTGGCTGAAGCAGAAGGTATAATCCTTTCATGCCAAAGTTTGTTAGCACCTTAAGGAATGCAGAACTATCTTCTGACCCAACGGCGGCTGAGGGTACGTTTTACTACAATAGTTACACCGATGAGTTAAAACTCAAGGGCGCCTCTGCGTGGGCTGCAATCGGCTCCTCAACAACGGTAGAGATGCCAACTGGATCAGTTTCCACTTGGGTTGGATCTCCATCAACAGTGCCAAGCGGTTGGCTATTTTGCGATGGTTCTGCTGTTTCCAGAACAACCTACTCTGCGCTGTTTGCAATTGTCAGCACTTACTTTGGCGCGGGGGACGGAACAACAACGTTTAACCTTCCAGACTTTAGGGCGTTGTCCCTGGTTGGGGCCATTAGTTCAAATGCTGGTGTTGCTGTTGGGAATTCATCAAAGACGTGGACCGTTGGTACAAACGACCCATTTACTTCTTTATCCCACAGCACGGATACATGGGCGCATACACACACCTTCACCGATGACTCACAGGGAGCCCATACGCATGCCCTAGATCACACCACAAGCACAACGTTTAGTAGCGCGACTACAATATCCGGCCACACGCATACATATACGGCAACATGTGCAACCAATGGGCATTCGCACACCATTGGCGATCTGGGGGCATCTAGCGGAACAATTAGCGTTAACGCAACTAATGATATTAACGCCGCCATCTCCCACACGCACACTGTTTCAAACATCACTGGGGGAAATTCACATTCGCACACCGTTACGGAGGGGTGCTCTACTACTGGTGGCCATACCCATACGTACACTGGATCAACCCCATCGTATACTGGAACTTCCGGAAGCAGCGGAACCCACTCGCACGGAGGAACTATGGCAGCAGACGGCACGGCATCACATGTGCACGATTCGCACTCGGCAAACCGCTCTCGTGTTTGGTATGTGGTGAAATCATGACACAGGTATTGTCTAGCATTAAATTGCCAATTTCTACGCAAGCAGCAATTGAGATAGGAACTTGGCCAACTGGTTCAATTTACTACGACAGCGTTACAAGCAGCATGCGGTTTTATGATGGAACCTCTTGGTCCACCGTCGGCTCTTCTTCCACAATTGACATGCCTATTGGCTCCGTTCAGCCGTGGCTTGGTGCTTCTGCCCCATCGGGCTGGCTTCTCTGCACGGGTCAAGCGGTATCAAGGTCAACGTATTCATCTTTGTTTTCTATTGTTTCTACCCGATTTGGCACTGGTGATGGAACAACAACATTCAACCTTCCGGACCTCCAGGGATATCAGGTAGTTGGAGCGGCTGCTGGATCTGGAAATATTGATAGCACTGGAACTTTTAGGGCAGGGATAACTGACTCTTATTCAGTAGCGTCCCATAGTGGAACCGCTGCGGCTCACTCGCACTCTTTTACTTACACTGCATTTACTGAAACACAGCACGATTATACCCATTCCCATACCGCAACAGTCCCCGAAACTACCGTAACGCTTACGGCTCACACATATACAGACACTTCAAATGGCGGACAGAGCCATACGCACACGCCGTCAAGCGCAACGGGCGCAAGCCAGACAGCCACTGCAACTGGCAGTATCAGGGCATCTTCTGGGCATACACATGCTGCCCCTACAGTTACTACAGATACTCATACTCACGGAGTCACAACGGCGTCTTGGTCGGCGCACACGGCACATCGGCATAGCCCAGTATTTAGCCTTGCAACTTCTGGCAATACCTCATCTGCATCACCAAGCACGCACAATCACACCGCAACCCCATCAAGCGACGGGTCCCACGCGCACACAAGCCATGACTATAAAACATACATGGTTCACTATATTATTAAGGCGGCTTAGATGTCAGTTACATTTGTTACGCCATTGACGCTACCAGTAGCCTCTTCCGATCAGGCAAACAACCTCGGCCAAATGTATTTCAACTCAACAACAAAAAAAATCCGAGTGTACAAAAACTCAGGCTGGTCAGACGTTGGCTCCTCTGCGTCTGGATCTTCCGGAAAATCTGGAATGGTTACCTCTTGGGCAGGATCTCATGGAAACGCTCCTTCGGGATGGCTACTCTGCGATGGTTCTGCCGTTTCTAGAACAACATACGCAGACCTTTTTACGGTGATTGGGACAAATTTTGGAACAGGCAATGGCACAACAACTTTTAACCTTCCTAATTATCATGATTATTGGCTTGTTGGCGCACCTTCTTCATTAACAACTGCCCCAAACCCTTCTGGACTTCCGGCCAGTTGGTCAGTAGCAAGCGGAACAAGTTTCTACGAATCCTTTTCCCACTCAACCAACGGGGCTCACTCATCACACTCGACTAGCATGACTTCCGGCGGAGGTCATAGCCATACCGGAACGCATTCCCATAGCACGACAGCAAATACAAGTGGGTCTGACAATGACGGGAGCCACACAGTTGATGGGGTCTTTAACTCTGCTGGCGCGGCGCATACGCATTCGGTAACAAGCGGACAACCATCCGCAAACAATGTTGTTTTGGGCGGCGGAGCAACAACAGTTTCGCAATCCACCCACACGCATGTTGTATCATTTGCCTCAGGGGGGGCCACTTCTAACCACGTTGTTGCAACCACTTCGTATTCAGGAACAGCCTCACACGGCGGGGCGCACACGCATACGGGCGCTTCGGCAACATCGGATTCTCAAGGTGCAACCTCTGGTTCAAACTCCAGCCATACCCACACGATGTCTGCCCTGGCGAGCAGTGGCGGTCATGCCCACGCAACGCATGACCCAAAGTATCAAAAGTTGTATTATATTATTAAGACATAAGGAGAAAGTATGACTCAGCGACTTATCACCATTGCCATCAATTATGAAGAGGCCGACGAGCAGTCGGTTGCTTTGGCGCTTGCCGCCCTTCACGGTGGCTCTGCCACCGCCATTGAAGACGCAGTTACCATTATTGCCCAGAAATGGCAGTCAATAGAAACGGCAACGGTTCCCCATTGGTCGTGCTCAACGCAGCAAAACTGGATGACGCAACAGGAGGAAATTACGCGGCTGTACCGAGCAATGGAAGATCATGTGTGTAGTTGTTGTCACCAATCAACAGAACCCCCTCCCGGGTCAACCACATTCGTAAGGGGTACATGCCCCCCAGGACATAACTGCGCTGTCTGCGCAGACACAATTGCATAAGGAGCAATCATGGCAGCAAAAGTAGCGACAAAAAATAACAAGATGAAGCACGATGCACACAAGCCAGTGCTTACCGAGCGTATATGCGTGCAGTGCAGAGAGCCAATAATGTCTAACGAAGTTACCTTAATGCGTGTAATTTCATTCAACGGAGCAAAGAGATCGAACTCTTGGAACGAATTTCATCGAAAGCATCTACCTAAAATCTAGTAGATTTCTTGCGTGAAAAACGGAGATTGCCTACTTGTTGAGTAAGTAATCTGCGTATTGTTTAATGCTTGTGGAAAGGGGACCCATGAGCACCAAAACAATGACCCTGCTTTGCACTATATGGCTAATTGTAATGACCCTTGCGGTCTATATGGCGCCGTCACTTGTGCGGGCGTCAGAACAATCTGTAATTGTTGACCAGACAAGGGATTACTTTGTTGTAGTCAGCGAGCCTGGAATTTTTACCGCAGTCACATTCCTATGTGATACGCCAGAAATATTGTGGTGCCCGCGCCCAGAGCAAGGCGGCCATTTTGTTGACTCTGCTCTGTGGTTGTATGACGAAACGGGATTGATTATTGCCATTAGCGACGACAATGGCGTTTCTTACGCGTCCGCAATCAACATCTACCTTGAGCCCGCCGTGTACCGGTTGCGCGCTGGCCGGTATGGACCATGCAACCCCTCAGGTTGCATGCACCCAGAGCAGCCATTTGTTGTGGGCGGATATTACGAACTTGTTGCTAGTTTGTCGCTGTTGCTTGACCCTAATCCGCCAGTAGCGTCACCGCCGCCAATCCCGTCCACTCTTCCAACGCCTGATCCCACCCCAACGCCGGAACCAACACCAGAACCAACTATTGCTCCAACTCCGGAGCCGACACCAACCCCGACTCCGGAGCCTACCCCAACTCCAACAGAGGAGCCAACCAATGAACCAACTCCAACTCCTACTCTTGAGCCTACTCCTACCCCTACTCCCGAGCCGACTCCAACGCCTCCTCCTACGCCGACTTCCGAGCCATCTCCTTCTCCAACTCCGACTAGAACGCCTCAGCCAACGCCTTCGCCAAGTCCAACACCGGAACCATCCGTGGAGCCTTCGCCAACTCCTAGCAGCGAACCTAGTGACGATATTCCTCCTAGCCCTGAGCCTAGCCCTCAGCCCACAGAGCCCCCTTTCATCGATCCTGGGGCTGCAATAGATTCAGCGGTTGAAGCCATTGGTGAGGCCGCAGCAACGGTTGGCGAGGCAATTGACAATGTTTCTACGGCTGCCGCCGAGGCCGTAGCCGCTGTTTTTGATGCAGCAGGCGCTGCTGTGGATACTGTGAGTAATCTAGGTAAAGATATATCTGAAGAAGAAAAAGCGCAGGATCGACCAGTTATTGTCGCCGCAGTTATCGTTTCACAAATTGCCGGAGCAGCAGCAAGAAGTGCGATGAGCGCACAGAGCAACTCCGGTGGTGGTTTTAGCGGCGGCGGTGACAAGCCAAGCGGATCAAAGCGCGGTCCACGCAACTCTAAGTCGGAAAGCACTGGCAATAGTGAGCCAAAGAAGACGGGCCGAAAAGGCCGAAAGGTATAAAGATGGAAAGAGTTAAGTTCTACCTACAGCAGATTATAAACGAGGGCGTCGGACAGTCGTGGACGGTCTTTGGCCTTATGGTTGGATGGATTGTCCTGCCAGAGGGTGAGACAAGAGACTTTGTGGGTATTACCCTTGTTGTCCTTACGCTTATCTGGGCAGCAACAATGCCGCTACGAATTGATCGCCACGGGGACTAATACCCCTCGACAACCTCAACGCCAGTTGAGAATGAAGCAAAGACCGGCATTCCCGACTGGATAAAAGCACCCTCTACGTTAAAGGAGATGTATTCGTCCGCCTCTGACCAGAAGTTGTCCTCGTCGTTTTCTGGTTCCCCAGAATTAACGTGGTCTTCCCTCATCTCCTTGGCCATGCGTGCGACCATCTTGGTGCGGTCATAGATAGCGACAATCTTTGGTCCGTCGCTGCCATGAAAAATGTTCCCGTGACCGACTAGGCAGTCTTCCCAGCCGTCCGCATAGAGAACGTCGTCAATCTTTTCCACTACCTGCTTTGTCATCTGTTTGCCTCCAAATTGTTTCTTTCCTACATCGCCTACAACCGATGAATTGGTATCTGGGGTCTAGGGTCTTTCGACCATTGACATGTCCAGCCCCCTCAGCATACACATCCCCACAGGAAGTGCAAGTCCACCCCTTTGCAGCCTCAGGAACATGCAACTTATAAAACACAGTGGGGGTAACCGAAACACCACCTGCAACCTCCTGTACGGCATCTCCACCCTTAGTCTGAATATCCCATCCATCGTGCTTAAGTTCGCGAATCTCTGTTTCTAATTTTGCGTAATCTTGAATAAACTCTAAAAGCAATCGCTGGTCAACCCAGTTGTTCTTCTTGACCCTGAGTACTTCCAGTATCTTCTCTTGACGTTTCAATTGCTGTTTCCCCCTGTGCTTTGAGCAAGGTCTTCATTTCTTCCCTAAGAACCTTTACAGCATAAGATAAGCCCCTCAAATAGGCAATCTTTGCAACCGCTTCGTCGGCAGCCATTTGCTCGGGCGGTTGCCCAGA